CCTCTTCCATACCCACACAATTGGACTACAAATCCAGTTAGGATTACCATTACTGCAAAGAATGAATCATTATTGTATTATGGAGTAACTGAGTTCATTCTGGGAGAGTATCAGAAACCAATAAGTAATACTACAGATACAGTTAGTTCTTTATATACAGTACACACTGTAGTAAATAAAACAATAAAGAAACTAGATATAGATACCCTATCATTAGAACCTGTACAACTTCTAAACAATACAAGTGTTTTCAATAATGATTTTGAAGAAATATATGTAAAAGATGATAAGCTTATTGCCGTTGGGTTCGTATCAGCCACCTATACTGATACCAATGGAAATACAGTAACAGCAACCAATGATAATATAGCTGTATTTGATATAGGTCTTAAATCATTAGTAAAGACCAGTACGATTACAGGTACCGTAGTACAAGATGAAGTAACCAAAGAACTCTATACTATAGATCATTATACAGGCACTTTTTCTAGTCTGGATATTGATACCTTAACAGAATCAACGATTGTTGCTCTACCACAACCTACATATAGTGTATTGCTTCGTGATAAAGTAGCATATGTGTTATCAAAAGCACATACTGTTGGCGGTGAGGAGCAACTATCTTTATATAAGATCGATATTCCAACAGGGACGTTTTCTGAGATATCGACAATAAAGAATTATAATCCAACTACATCTTCTATGAATCCTTCTTTTAGTCCTGGAGATATAGCATACCAGAAAACAGATGATAAAGATTTATTAGTTATTAGAATTTTTAATACGACTCCGTTGAGTAGCGATACTACCATACCCCAGGTAAATGGTATCAATCTTACAACAGATGTAGGTACTATAGATTCCGGTGTATTGAATTATGTGGTGGTAGATGTAGATGGTGCGCCTTGGGTGGCTTTCCACTCTATGGCATGGGCAGTTCATCCAACCTTCTTACAAGAGCCAGGTATTGCTTCTATCCCAAGAAAAACATTAATGGTAGACGATGAATATGTTTCTTATTTTTCATATAGGAAATCTCCAGACAATTACAGACTTTCCTACACACCAGTAACTTCCACTCTTAGAGGTGTAATTCAAAATCCAGTATCAAAAGACCCAGTATATTGGACTAAGATTTCCGATATAGTACAGATATCGCCAGGCAAGTATTTGGTTATTGGTAAAGGACAACACAAACACGGTGGGACACTTTCTACAACTAGTGCTGTAATGGCTATCTACACACCATCTGGTGAGATTATTTCGTATAAGATTGCATCAGGAGAGCTTGGTCGGGCGTGATCGTAAAGTAGACTAAGTCCTTTTAGTCCGCTCCATGTGATCACTATCAGGAAGTAGTCCTGTACGTACCGACCAGCGCTCCCACGATAGTGGGAAAACAGTGAAGTAAGTTTGGTCAGCTAGTGAGACCGCCCAAGACCTATCTGTTCAAGATAGCGTATTGTAATGTGTTTTTATCTAGGAGGTTATTTTTGCCTAACTATGTGCCAGTGTTATCTGACGATGATAGAATAATTGGCTATGGCCATCCATCTGTCATCCGAAAGATGTTTAGAGCAAAAGTAGCATTTGTATGCTCTCGTCACCCATTTATGGTGAAGATGAAGAAAGGCATCAAATGTAAACATGCTCTTAAGAAGTATGTAGAATATGGTATAGATCCTGGTGTACACCACACTGGAGTATCTGTAATATCTTACGATACGATACAAACTACTGAAGGTCGTATCTCTTTGCGAGATATATTAGCCATGTATGTATTGGAGCATAAGAAACTTATTACTAGGAAATTAGAAGAAAGGGCCATGTATCGTCATCATCGACGACGTAGACAACAACGTAAAGGTACTAGATGGTCCAGACTAGGTAAAGAATTTCACGTATTACCAGGAATAGATGAAGTTAGAGAAGACGGTACTAGGAAGTACCGTAAAGAGAAAGTAATCCTAGGATACAAAGAACGTAAACTACGTAACCTGGAATTACTAACAGAGTGGCGTAATTCTGGAAAGATTTCAGAAGAAGAGTATCGATCTAGAGCAAGACAGATCGATAAAGCTTTAAAAGAGCTAGATAGGAAATATTACAAGCCTAAGAGCTGGTTATCACCAGCTACTAGGAGTAGATTAGAAAACATAGGATATTTCATACATAAGATTTCTTATGGTTTAAATACTAATAGACCTATGGTTATCTATTACGAAGATGTAAGATTTACACCTGAATTGGCAGAAGATATATTTAGAGATACCAATAGTATACTTAAACCCATACAAAAAGACTATATACGCTGGAGAGATAACTATCAGTGCCAGCTATGTGGCTATGATTTTATTAAGAATAATTTCAAAAGACAACCGCAAATAGACCATATCTATCCTAGGTCTAAAGGTGGTCCTAACGATAGGACTAATTTACAACTTTTATGCTCTAGCTGTAATCAGAAAAAAGATAATTATCTACCACATGAACTCTACTCTATATTCCCTAAGAAATACCATAAAGCTATAGACAAAATGCAAAATAAAACAAACCATACTAAGCAATATCAAACAAAATCCACTCAAACCAGGAAACTATTTGCAAGATATCTGGAACTAGCCATTACAAAATCCAGACTAAGTCCTACTAGGCAAATAGATCTTAAATATCCTACCATTATGTTTAAGGATAAGATAATTCATAATTCAGAATTAGTCTATGTCGATAGAGTACCTGGGTATTTTACATACTACTGTAGAAATTATAATAACTTACCAAAAGAACACTGTATAGATGCTGCCTGTGTATCTAGTAAACCAATACGAGTAAATATAAGATCATATCAGTATACTGAAATTAAAGTAAAGGGACATAGAGATAAATTATACATACGGCCAGATAAATATGGTTTTCCTAAGAAAACTAGACCTAAACCACGTACTAAGCGTATAAACGGATATCAATCTGGAGATCTAATAAAATATATTACCAAGAATAATAATATCTGCAAGGCATATGTCTCTACATCAGCACAAGATGGTCGTATAGCGCTTAATAAAAATGGAAAACAAGTTTTTATGACTACCAAACGAATGCTATCCATACTGCATAAAGCAGATGGATATCTCTGTAACCCTGTTAATTTTGGAGACCACTTATGATACGATCACACTGGCTAGTCACTAGTCCACGTTCGTCCTATAACGATGCTATGCATCACGTCCTCACTACGACCACCTCTGCTCCGCGATGCTACACATCCGGGGTCTGGAGGTCGTAATATATCCGTATATTACTCCTATGTCTGTCGTAATATTACCAACACTTAGTGATAAACATTGGGTAGTAGACCCCGTATCAAAAGCTGATATGTTATTTGCACATTTTATGGCAGGTAGTAATACACAAACCTATATGTATACATCGGAAGTATCTTCACTACCCTACCTATTACAGAAGTATGGTCATAATCCAAACGAATTTGCTACTAATGTAAAAACCAGATTACAAATCTACTATCAAAGGTACTATGACAATGTAGATATACAGGTCTATGCCAAAGAGGAAGTAGAAGGAACAAACAGATATAGCATACATTTGGATATGATTGTTAGTGATGACGGTGGAAAAGAGATACAATTAGGAAGGATTTTGACAATTAATGATGGTAAAATGCAGAAGGTGGTAAAGTTAAATGCAACTGGATCCTGACGAATTACTAGAGTTAGAAAAAGTAGAAGACCTAGCGTATAGCGGTTTGGTAGAAGACCAACCAAAAGGGAAGTTATCTGAGAAAATATTTGTACAGTATTTTCTTCCTTATTTCTCAGGAAAGACCCCAATTACAGAGGAAGTTATCAATCAGTGGGTATCAGTAGCAGGAGGAATGACGAGAGAGGTAGATATTGTTGACGGAAAAGGAGAGTTTCTGTTTACGGTACCTGCATTATACGATACTGGTACAGTTACTGTTAGAGATGATAAAATATCGATATTTGATGTAGTAAGTACAGCAAACTTACATAATGAACGAGTTCCAGGTAGCGGAGATCCATATATTGCCAAGGCATCTGAAGAAACGGAGAAACTGGTAAACAAATCCAAGATTACACAGTTTTGGGAAGAGATGTCAAAACGCTATAATATTATAGAAAAGGAGAAAACTTCTGTAGAATCTGTAGAAGAGGACGATTTGTTTGACTACTAAATTTGACTATCTTGTCTATTCGGATATACACTTTGGTCATCGGAAGACCAGAATAGACAATACAATTCGGTCTATTGAGAACATATGGAAAGAACCTTGGTTTAGAGATCTAAAAGCAATATTTATTGCAGGCGACATATATGATAGAAAACTAGATCATGGTTCGTATGATGCTACTGAAGCCACACTACACCTAATTAGATTAGGATATGTTTGTTTTAAGTATAATATAGAGCTTTACATATTAGAAGGAACACCATCGCATGATTGGAAACAAGCACAATCCGTTCCTGAGCTATATAGACATATGAAGATACCAATTACCTGCCACTATATTGATAAGGTAACAATAAAATACAGCAAAGCGTTAGAGAAGTATATTCTTTTTATACCTGATGAAATAGATACTCCGACCAATGTGTTTGATATGGTAAAGGAAGCAGTCCATAGTAAGGAACTGGATAAAGTTGATATTACGATTATGCATGGGGCTTTCAGATATCAACAATCCGGAGCTCCAGAAGAATATTGTCATTTAGAGATGGATTATCTAGCCATTACAAGATACTTGATACATCCTGGACATATCCATCAACACACACATTATAAAAGGATTGTAGCACAAGGTAGCATTGATAGATATACACATGGAGATGAAGATCCAAAAGGATATGTTGTTGTAAGAAATAATACCGATTGGATGTTTTATACCAATCCCACAGCTACCAAGTATGTTACAATCCCAATTCAGATAAAGACACTCGATGAAGCACGATCCGTGCTTTCAAAGCAAATTCAAACTCTTGACCTTCCAAAGAATAGTCACATTCGACTACAAATCCCAAAAAATAGTCCGATACCTTCTCTGATTTCAGAGATTAGAACACAGTTCCCATATTACCACATTACGTTTATTCGTGAAAAGGTGGTAGAGGAAGAGAAACCCAAAAGGTTATTGGAGGCTAAAGAATATGATTCTATCCAACTCACTCCAGACAACATTATAGATATTGTTATGAAAAAACTGAACAGTTTAGACGTTTTTAGTACCGACCCAGTACCTACCATAGGGGTAGGTGATAAAAACGCCTCAGAGAGCCTCTCAGAGGCTCCTAGAGGGTATTCTGATGTACGTTCTGAGTATAAGAAACTACTATCCGAGATAATTTCAGATGTTTAATAAGATTACAAACCTTTTAGCTTCTAGAGAAGTAGGAGAATATCCAATATCGATACCGACTTCCATAGTCCTGGAAGCAATATTCAATAATGGAGATATGTTTTACCCGGAGGATATCAAACCTCCAAATAGACCAAACCCATCAAACTACGATTACCACTACTTCTCAATACCTACAATGATACGGAATCTAATATCATCCGTAGGTGTAAAAGAGATATCGGAGATACAAAGGAACCCAACTACTGTAGCTGAAACAGTACTGGAAGAAACAGATGTTATCAGGGAACTATATCAAGGAACATCTTGTAAACCAATTTTCTACACACACGGACATAGGAGTGTTCTAAAGGATACAAATCCGAATTTAGAATTTCGCAGGATCAGAGGACAGTTATTAGTAGTGGAAAGTACTATAAAACAGATTACATCCAAAGTAATCAATGAGGATTTAGAAGATCATCTCTTGGTTATGAATAGCTTTAAAAAGAATAACGCCAAAATACTAATTACCACACACTACCCTGTAGAGCTTTTAGAAAGGGATAAATTTTCAGAAATGTCATTAATAGAATCTCATACTGGATCGTTTAAACCTTTTTGGTTATTATACACGAAATATGCACATTATAAAGAAGACCCTAGATATAGTTTATTACCATGGAACAAACTACTTCTTTACTTATTGGGAGACAAGATACAGATTAAACCAAAACCAAAAGAACTACGACTAAAGGTACTAACAATGGCAGAAAGGAAAAATTTTACACCAAGAACAAGTAATTCAAAAGTAATGTTGAATCTTCGACAGCTTGGTATTAAACTGTTCTGACATGTTGGTATATTTACCTTGTGTGTCCGATTTTTTATTCTTTGGAGCCTCATGTGAAGTTATCGCTTAAACTTCTTCAAACACCAAGACATATAGAAATAGAAAACAATAATGAATCATTGACCATACCTATAGGTTTATTGAAACCAGGTATTATAAGTACCTGGAAAAAGGTAGAAGCTCAAGAACCAGAATTCTACTACTATATTAATAAGTATCTTGAAGAGAACAAGATCAATACAAACGCCATTATGGATATTTATAAGAAAGCAATAGAGCTTATAGACAACTCTTCTTCTTACAGGGAAGTAGAAGAACCACTACGTATGATTGTAAGTCAGCTTTACGATATATTCGTACCTGTGGATTTTAGGAATTGGTTCCTATCAAATGTAGAGATCAAGACACCTGTAGGAATCATGAAGGAAATGAATAAGACAAAGGAAGCAGAAGGTATGATGTCTAGGGAAAAGACATTCTTGGAGAGTGATTATAAGGAGTTATTTGTATTATCACAAGTACTACGTGTTTTCCTACCTATCTATGGGTACTATGATTACAAAAATGGAGATAGACTCATCAGTAGCAAGAAGTCATACTTCTATTGGAAATGGTTGATGAAGAGTCGTTTCCTAGAACTCCCAGGATATCTTAAGCTAAAGACTTATGCAGAAGTCATAGCCGCACCGAAATTAAAATACAGAGATGTAAGTAAGAAGATCTCCACGGAAGGATCTACATTATCAAAAGGAAAATCCATGATCATGGATGGTGTTTCCAGATCGGATAGGGTCATATGGGAAATCAGTAACCTTCTCTTATCATCCATTGTATTCAGAAAGCTACATAGTGGTGTTGGTGATAAGAATATGGTCGTATCCATTTATACGGCCTTGAATCCAGCCGATCCAAATCGTGCTGGGTTATCTGACCAATACCGAACAAAGAGAGTTTCGGACTTGGATGGAGAGGAAGACAGACCTTCTGCTCTGGAGAGCTATAAGACTGGTACAGATCTATCCACAGGAGGGATAGAGGAAATGAACTTCTTAGCCGGAGACCCACATTACCTGCGAAATACATTAAATACAGAGATACCTGATTCTCTATTGAATGCATTACTAGCCAACGCTATGGAATATATGCGTCTACACAGCGATAATAGCGTACAAGTACAGCTAAGGGATTGCCAAAGAAACCTGATAAGCTATATCATGTCTAAGATCATGGATCCGGAAGCTATACTATATGTAGACGTAAACAATATGGCAAACTTGATTGCTGTATCTCAAGGACAATTGATACATCACGGATTTGGCGATATAGCAATGCTGCTTACCACCAAGATGTATATTGTCTCTACACCAAGTACAGAACCACCTATAGTTCCAGATCAATACAAAGAACCACTACTATATAAATATCCTCCTATATCTACCGAAATGATTAATATATCTAATACAGAGTATGAGTTCAGTATACTTGGACATATTTCTTATTTATCCAAAGATTGTACATCTTATAGATGGGGTGGAGTCGTCGGTGGTGATAGTGGAATATATCATCACAAAGACCATGAAGCCTATAAAAGACTCAAAACAACAATAATTGAAAGAATCGCAAATCTCTATTTGTCTCTTTAAAACCGGAGAAACATTATGAACGACGCTGTAATCGAATCCGTTTCCCTAATGGAGATTCCACACAGCAGGAAGTACTATCTACGACCCTATGATGTTTCGGTATCTGTAGAGAACCTGAACGATTTGGAAGCATCTATCGTGGATAGTAGAAATCGAGGAAACATGGCAATAAATCCAGCAGACATACCGGCTGGATTGATAATGCCTACAGCCACACCTACTAAAGACGTACCCATACCTGGTACTTGGGAGGCTACAAGATATACCTTCATCATAAAGGTAATGGAGGATAATGCTGCCATACAATCAAGAATAGAACATTATATTACAGGATATACAGAAGAAACCGAGCTGTCATATGCTGGTAGTGTAGATCCGAATATGATTATGTATATCAATAATGTAATGCAGATTGTTGGTAGAAAACGCTTGTATGATATAAATACGATTCTACATACACATGCGGAGACAAATATAGGTGCATCCGACGAGAATATTACCTATCTGAGAATATACGATACCATACCTAGCGAGCTGATAGAACAAGGTGATTATACAGGAGGTCTAACAATACAAGCAAACAGAATGTCTGTATTGGATAGGGGCGGGAGAGCGATTAGTGCAGAAGAAACAGTAGGAACAAACTTTATATCCAGCGCTGTTAATATATGGTTACAACAAGTCTTGGCAACTATGACAGCGGAGCATATCGAAACAAATACATACGATCCGGATAGTATAATCGATGTAGGTCAATATAGAAAAGCACCAACCGATATGCTTAGCTCAATACAAGTATTAAAGCCGTCCGGTGCCTATAATTATATCAGTAATAGTATAACATATGCTCAACTAGTGTCCAAGGATCCATCAGTACCTCAGAAGACGATTATTTCTGACTATCTAGAACAACCTGAATCCAATTTTATAATGCCGGAAAACTGTGAATCATGGAAGGCGTCCACACAAGAAGCTGTAATAGCTACCATTATATCAGAACAGATGCCGTCGATTATGCTGTCGTCTGGTCTTATTACAGCTGGAGTCATTTTTACCAATATGACCACAGATGGAGAGCCATTCCATTTGAATATCACATTCCCAGTTACGTTTGGATCTTTGGATGCATCTATATTCTCTACTATCTTTAGAAATAGACTAATAAAAGAAGTCATTCCTTCAATTACACAGAACAATACGATTCCAGTATCGTTTACTGCAACACTTAGTTTGGTAGCTCCTTCTACCGCAATAATTCAAATCAACGGACCAGTTGGTCCAGAAAGCACTCCGTTTAATCTCCCAACATTCAACACAGGTATGCATTCTTCAGTACTTCTTCCCTCAATGTCCTACCACCACCGGTTACGACAAGAGCTCGGCACGCTGCGTGAGGTAGTACAAGATACAGCAACATCCGCTTTCCAGCAACAGCCCGAGGTTTTCTATGGCTAATATTAACAACTTGTTGTCTTTCTATAGAAGCTTTCTAGAGAGCATCGGAATCTATATAAATAAAGACGGATATTTGACAGACTCGGATGAGAAAATTATAACGGGAATAACGGATATTCCATTCAAGCTTCCTACAGAAGAAGCTTTGAAACATGTAATGGTCCGAGATGAGTCTCGGGCCAAATCTTCCTCAGAGCCATATGTACAGCAATATGAGATATATAATCCTCTTAATGAAATGGCTATTCTTGGAGGAACACATACTCCAGATATCCTACTAACAGCAAAATACCTTTCTGATAAATATTCCACCTTGTTACATCACGCAGTAGGCGAAGTTATAAATGGACTTGGAAAAGAAGATGTCGCTGAGAATAATGAAGCTGTGGAATTACTTCTTGAAGTATCTTCAAGAGTAAGAGGTGGAAAGGATGTAATAGACAAATCATCATACAAGAATGTTAATAAGATATTCAACTCGATGTTTACCGATGATAATGGGCAATATCCCTTGTCCTTTATGGTTTCCAAAGGCGGTACCATCGATGGAGAAAAGTATAATCGAATTATTAGTGTATCTGTAAATATCTATAGACATATACACGAAAATGACTATAAGGCACTACGGGTACGGTCAAAAGACGTTATATTATTGGATGCAATACTCCAACATATATTTTCCAATATGTCCGAAAGTGGTATTATACTTGTTGGTAGTAAATCCAAAACATCTCCGTCTTTTGATGGTTTGGTAGAAGCAGCAGATATTATCGGTAATATGATTGCCAGTGCAAGTTCGTTTATCGATGATGCAGATGTTCTAAAAGAAATCATCGCTGAAGATAGAGTAGTAGAGCGATATAAAACATCGAAAGATACTCTTATCAGAGAAGCTAAAATGATTGCTCCAATACGACATAGGCAGAAAGAGAAGAATTTAACACAGAAGAGGGAAAGTGATATGCCTTCAGTGCCAGACACACCACCAACTCCCACTACTCCTACCAGGGAGAATAAGAAGGACCCAAGAAGTTTCTTTGGGAAACCAAAGGAAGATCCAGTAATACAGAGAGAAACTCCGAAAGAACCAGCCAAAGAAACGACGATGAATACACCATCTACGCCACAGCAACAAACACAACAGCAATATCATCAACAGACACAACCAATACAGCAGCAGTACCCTCAAACACCATACCCACAGCAAACTATGCCATACCAACCCCAACAAACACAACAACCCTATAATCCTACTCCATACCCACAACAAGCACCACTATATCAAACACAGCCAATGCAACAACAGTATCCTCAGACACCGTATCCACAACAGACCACACCGTATCAAACGCAACCAATGCAGCAGCCATACCAACAGACGCCATACCCACAACAGGTACCGCTATATCAGACACAGCCAGTACAACAACCCTATACTCCTACTCCATATCCACAGCAAACTATGCCGTATCAAACACAACCAGTGCAGCAACCATATGGAGAACCTCCTCTGAAGAGAAACGCATCACCATTTGGTCGGTATTGAGAGCATATATCCCCGCCCGAATAACCGGGCGGGGATTATACTATCGGAGTAATTTTTTTATTTTGTCTAAATTGGTCTGGAGTGGAATCTTGAACAATGTCGTTACGCCATCATAATCTTGGCTGGATGGTATATTGTTCATTGCGAGAATAGAATATAATTCTACACTATCGATGTTTGGATTTATAAACCGAAGCAAACCAAATAAATCTCCAGTAAATGCTAGAGCTTCTGTAGGTGTTACTTCGAACGTATCATATTGGTTTATAGTGGAGAAATAATTTATAATTGTACGTATGTTTCGTTCATCATGTATTACTGGGTTTTCGCTTTTTATCAGGGAGTGAATTGACATTAACTCGTCTCTTTGATATATTTAATTGTTGTCCAACCATCTGGGAGAACTTTCATGCTTTCAAAGTCCGATATGCGAATTGAGCATAGAGACTTATCCATTCATTCAACCAATCCATTCGTGGAACATAATTCATCTCCACGATCTTCTATGTATGCTTCTCATATCAACCAAGCTGTAGTACTGGAAGAAACAGATGTTCCATACATACTAACTGGTGGTGAAAAACGGGTCGGAGAACTCACAAAAGATATTGTCATACCAGAAGATGCTATCGTCGAAGCATGTATATATCGATATAATGGTGTTGGTACACCAGCATCAAAACGAGTAGAAACTCTGATACTCTACTATGGATTAGAGTCTACTACACTAGACTATATCGTTATTCCTACTTTTGATAAGAACCATCAATACTTTGGATATTATTTACAACAGACAGATATATTCACACCTGGTATGAAGCTATACAAAGGACAGGTTTTAGCATCTACCCCATCAAAGACAAATAAGGAAGGATGGTATGGTTTTGGACGAAATTTAAATACAGCCTTTATGGATATGCCTGGTGTCGCAGAGGATGGATTTATTGTTTGTGAAGATGTATTAGAAAAGCTAGCTTTCCACGTATTTGAAAGAAGAACACTAGCTTTGAATATAAAAGGAGATGATTTAGAAGGAATTCCATCTATAAACATTCCGCTGAATTTATATGGGGATAGTGAGAAATATAAAGTATTTCCAGATATAGGAGAACCAGTAAGACCTGATGGTGTTTTGATGTCTACTCGTAGGATACGATTCAGTAGACTGGCAGCAGAAGCCAGTAGAGAACGACTCATGGTTTCAGAAGCCAAAACCGATTATGAAATCTTTACCAGAAATAATAATGGAGTAGTTGTAGATGTAGAAGTATTACGACAACCATATCTCAACAACAGTAGTCTTTTACCTTATGTACAATTGGATCATTATGCAAATCTTTTCAAGAGCTTTTATAAGAAGATACTTGACGCAGAAACCTTGGTACGTCAGAAGTACTACAAATCAAAAGGAGAACTTAGACTTTCCAATAAATGTATAAGTCTATTTGAAAAGGCAAGACTTTATGCGGGTTCTTTATATAATAGCTCATCCAGAGGTATCAAGGAAAGAGCAATACGATTTGTAGAGAGGAAAGACTATAGCGGAGATTATCGCTTGTCTCTTACAGTAAACCACAGACTAATACCAGGTATTGGTTCGAAGCTATCCGACCGTGCTGGCGGTAAAGGTGTAATTGTAGAGATACGGAAACCAGAACAAATGCCAGTCGATCAATATGGAGTTAGAGCCGATATCATCGTAGATAAAAATAGTATCATATCCAGAATGAATCCAGGCCGGTATTATGAGCAAACCTATAATTATACAGCAATACATACTACAAAGAAAGTAAGAGAAATATTGAACTTGGGACAAACAGAGAATAAGGAAGACGCTAGAGAAAAATTAAGACAGGTAGATGATGCAAAAAAGAAAGAAGCAATACAATATTTGAAAGGTCTTTATAAGATAGTATCTCCAAAGCAATATAGAAAATTACAAGATAGTAGAAAAAGTATCAAAGATGAAGTATTAGCCACTATAGTAGATAACGGTGTTTTTATATGGAAAGATATCTCCGATCCCAGAGAACCTCTAGATATTGTAAGAAAACTGATAGAATCCGATTACTATCCAAAACCAACAACTGTATCATGGATGGGTTTCGATGGAAATATAAAGGAATCCAGAAAACCAATACTTATTGCACCTACCTATATTATGTTATTGGAAAAGATAGGCGATAGTGGGATGGCATCAGCAAGTCCATTGATAAATCATGTTGGTGTCTTTACAAAAGCTCCAAAACAATTTAAACACAGATATCCAATACGTTTAAATCCAGTAAGAATTATAGGCGAGTCAGAAACCAGAGTAATTACTTCATATACTGGACCATTGGGAATATTAGAGCTTTTGGATCAGGGATCCAGCTTGCAGACACATAGAGAGATTTATAAGGTCTTTCTAAACCATGATAATCCTACCAACATAGACAGGATATTGGATAGAGACAAGTTCATTTACGGAAGATCTACACCAATACAGATTGTAGAACATGTTTATTTCTGCCAAGGCATTCATGATTTCTTTGTAAAGTGTGAGGAATAATTCTTGATAAACATCCGAGATTTGGTAACACTCGAATTAGACCAGCTACAAGGTAAAATTCCGTCCTACTTTACTCTCCTCATGGAAGATGGAGAGAAACTAAATACTACTTTTGCTGAGGCTTTTCTAACTACTCCATGGCTTAGAGTCTTACGAGAGTATCCGAAAGTAGTAATTACCAAGAAATTATACATACATGAATATCTACAAAACAACTTAATAAGCATTGGAGATATAATCAAGCTAGCCTCTGCTATACGTAAGGCAATAATTCTTACATACAATATTACAGACCCTAACGATATCGTAGAGTTAAATGATAAAGTAGCCGCATGTAGAAATGTATTCTATAACTCTATTATCTATCTAGAACCTTATATGAGTGGTGGGTGTTTAGAAGATTTTATAGAGATACATAATAATAAAAGAATAAAGAAAAATCTTTCTCAGAGACTACAATACACAGAATGGGTAGAACAAACCCACAACATCATTATGGACGAGTTAATAAAAGCAGATAGTATTTCTTTAGACAATGAAATAAGGAAAGCAATTCTAGCAAGAAATGTAAATACTACACAAGCATTACAATGTGTAGGTCCTAGAGGAGTATTAGCCGATATCGATGGTACGATTTACCCGACTATTATCACACGAGGATATTCAGAAGGTCTTGAAAATATTGTATTCATGGCACTAGATAGTCGAATGGCTGCCAAAGCATTGTTCTTAGCAGACGATATGATCAGGAAAGCTGAGTATTTTGCCAGAAGACTACAAGTAGTAGCCATAGGTATAGAAAGAGCAGAAGGAGACGATTGTGGTACGAATAACTATCTAGAGTGGGATGTAGAAGGAATGCTTTATGAAGATGGAAGTGTAAAGAGTTGGGGTACATTACCCTATTTGATAGGATCTTACTATCTCGACGACTCTGGAGAACTAAAAAGGATAGAAGGAAATGAAAAACATCTTATAGGAAAGACTATACGAAAAAGATGGGTAGTAGGATGCAAGAATAAGAACCCGCATACGAAGTGTAGAAAATGTTTAGGAGATATTGTATACAACGTACCACCACAGGCAAATATAGGACATCTGGCTGCTGCTGTAATGACAGAGCAAACCACACAGCGTGTCTTGTCTGCCAAACATAAAATGGGCAGTACAATTGAAACAAACCCATTTATTACAGATGTAGCCAAAAGATATTTTCAATTTGAGGATGAAGCGTATTGGATAAAAGATAACACATATACACATATCGGTATCAATATACAACAGCTTAGGAATTTAAGTATGAAATCTATTATAGGTTCTGTTGAGATAGGTAATATAGATACTGTATCTTTGTATAAGGATAATGATTTAGAGAATCCAAAACGTGTACGCATTATCAACACCAAAGGAGGATTGATTCTATCGAAGGATTTTATTAAATACATTAATAATATTACAATAAACAATAATGGAAAGGAATATATATTTACATTAGAGAAGTGGAAGTTTACCAAACCTATCTTTAGATTGATACCAAAGGAATATGGGTATCAGGAGCACTTGGCCGATATAGAATCTGTGCTATTTAGTCTATCGAAAAACAATAGCTATAGAAGCAATAAGATCCTCGATAGAGATCCTAGAGAAGGACTATTGGATTTTTACCATAAGATAAACCCAGATCTACAGATGAATATATCCTTTTTGGAAGTTATAATCTGTGCATTGTGTGCTAGAAATCCCACAGTGGGAGACTATAGACTACCAATTGGAAATCCAGAAGCAAAGATGGTAAAGATATTGGAAATCTCCAGAAATCGCTCTAAGGCCCTACTATACACATATGAGAAAATGACAGATCCGATTTATAGCCCAGAGGGAATAGGTTGTAAGGTAAAAGATGATCATATATACGATGTGCTTATCAAACCACACGATGTTTACAAATCTCTAACATCTTAATTTTCCTATGTCTGATTTTACCTTAGAAATACATAAATATCCGAGGTTCGTGGTGTTAAAAACCACGAACCCTACCATTCTTACTGATATGTATCAGTTAGTAAATAAGTTTTCTGTTTATAATTTCTTTCAAAAGAAACAACTTTATAGTAAGAAAGTATCTCCAAGGGAAAAAGCCAATATAAAACCAGCCAGGTATTTTGGCGGTTTATACGATAACACAGAGTTACGTTTTCATATATCCGATTACAAAGATATCAAACTCTGGCTTGAAGTAAACAATATAAAGAATATTGACGTATACGAACATGAGTGTTGTCCTGGTAAGGACATTGACCTTGAATTGAAAGAAGGATGGGTGCCTAGAGATTACCAAGTAGAACCGATAGAATGGATAACGAAACCAGGAGATAAGATACTTACCTTTCAACCAGGGGATGGTAAGACATTTATGTGTGTTGCTGCATTATCGAAATTAAAGAAGAGAACTGTATTTGTCATAAAGCCGAGATATATCGACAAATGGATAGGTGATTTACAAGAGTTATCGAATACCACAGAAGATCGAATACTTCCAATACAGGGAGGCTATTCTCTAAATGAGTGGTTAGAAGCTTATCGTGAAGAAGATCAGGGACACGATTTTGTACTCATCAGTAACCGTACTTTCATGGACTATTTAAAGAAATATGAACAAGGTTTTGGATCTGATATCGATCCACAGGATTATTGTAATGTGTTAAATGCAGGTATTCTTGTAGTTGACGAGGTCCATCAAGACTTTAACTTCAATTATAGACTTAGTACTTATACCACAGCATGTAAGTTTATAGGGATGTCGGGTACGTTTATATCCTCAGATAGGGATATATCTTCCAAGATGTGGAGATTATTTCCTAAAGATACTAGATTAAAGCCAAGGACAAAACCAGCGTATATCGACATATATGCGGTTCGTTATAAGTTCGCATTTACACATATCCCAAAAGAATACCACTATACCTTGGCCGGTGCTTATAATCACATTCGCTATGAGCGCTTTATAATGGCAAATATCTATAGACTTTACGACTATGTAAAACTTATAGAGGAGTACTTCCAAACATATATCGATCGTAGAGAAGATGGAGACAAATGTCTTATATACGCAGCTAGTATAATGATGTGTCATTTCCTAGCGAATTATATAAAACTAAATTACCCGGAATTTAAGACCACTACGAAGGTCGAAGGAGATATCTACGACGTTATTATTGAAAATGATATCATAGTCAGCACAGTACAAAGTAGTGGAACTGCCTTCGACATACCAAACTTAATCACCGTAGTACAAACGATGTCTATTGATACATCACAATCCAATTTACAAGCTTTGGGTAGATTGAGAGATCTAAAATCGAAAAAGATGGAGTTTTATTATCTCTATAGCACAGATGTCCAAAAACATACCACATACCATTTTAATAAGAAGGAACTCTTCCAATCACTAGCAAAGAAGTTTCGGTCTATTGCGTATGATAAATCACTAGGTGATAGTTATAATGTAGCCAGGACAAATAAGAAAGTAAGAAGTGAAGTGGCAGAACTTGAAATACTTAGAGATTATATCTTCCTTAGAGATATAAAGATAAACTATCCTAAACAGATAAAACAGACAAAGGAAGCCATTACAAAATCGGCTGGTAAGAAAAAGGGATGGTTACGAAGAAAACTCAATAATCTTGAACGAGAGTATAGAGAGTATCTCTCTAAGGAAAAAGAAATCATCCAGTCCTTTGAGGACTTGTTCTGAAAGATCATATCCTCCTCACACCAGACTAGGTGTGAGGAGGTAGATCATACTGAGTATTTTTTTTTTGAGGGGTTTTGAGTGTCTGAAATAGCTTCATATTCGAACTATCGACCAAATTTACGGTCTGGTGATCTGGTAGCTTGGGGAACTGTCCCAGATAACTTATCTTTGTTTTCAAAGATTGTCGTATGGATCGTCACGAAAGCTTTAAGAAGTCCGTATTATCATGTAGGAATTGTATGGCGTACGAATAACAGAGTCTTAATAGTAGAGGCAAGTCCTCCAAGATGTAGAATAGACGTATTGTCTCGTCGAGGAGATTTCGTACATATACCAATGCCTACTGTATGGAAGAAGAGTTCAGAAAACTACCTACTACAATATGTAGGTAAACCATATAGTATATGGGAAGCTATGTTAGTACCATTTAAGATAGGTGGTGTAAAGAACAGAGCATGGTACTGTTCTGAGTTGGTTTCGGATTTCTACAATGGACAAGGTTATTATATGGAGGGTATATCCCCAGAAGATGTCTTGGTATCTGCAATCAAGGAGTATGAAACAGAATTGGTTCCTGTAGTAATGGAAGATGAAGATTCTCCAGATTTTGAAAAGAGAAGCAAGAAAATTGCTGGTTTGGTGCAGAGAACGTTGAGGAAGGCCAATGTTACGTAAGAGAAGTTTTTTCATTTGGGTAGGTTTATTACTGACGACTGTTTTGTGGCTTTCCACAGATCCAGATCTCGGACTATATCAAGATCTACCATTTGGTAGTTCTTTTGTAAGCCTTATTACGATTATCGTTTCTACCGTACCATGGTTGGTATTGTTACATATTGCAAGAAAAGCTTTATTCGATTATAAAGAGGCCGATATACGAAGAACAGCACTTATTGCACTAAAATCTCCTACAGGAGCAGGATTAGTAGTAGTAGGTATTGCTATTGGTATATTGGCTATTGCTATCATCATAGCTGCTGTGGCTGTAAATGTCTAGATTATTACTCACCATACTGTTACTGTATCCTCTTTTTGGGTACAGTAACAGTATGACGACATATATACCAGATAAAGCATATAGATACCTAGATGATGTCTATAATGAACAGAAACGAATATTTCCAGATCATCCACTCCCTCCTTATTTCCCATCCCTAATAGAGCAAGAATCCTGCATACATCTAAAACATAGAAGATGTTGGGATCCTACCTCAGAATTGAAATCACACAGAGAGCAAGGCGTAGGGCTAGGTCAACTAACCAGGACCTGGAGGAGAGATGGGTCTATACGATTTGATACTCTAACAGAACTCAGGAATAGACACATGAATGAGTTACGAGATCTTACATGGAAAAACATAAAATATAAACCCGATCTGCAAATAAGAGCTATATTACTATTATACAAGGACAACTGGGATAAACTACCAGGAACTATAAAAGATCCAATAGATAGACTAGCTATGACAGATATGGCTTATAATGCAGGAATTGGTAGAATATTCAAAGATAGGAGATTGTGTGGTTTGAAGAAAAACTGTGATCCTACGAAGTATTGGGGAAATATGGAATATGTATGTACTGCTTCCAGGAAAATACTATATGGAAATAAATCAGCTTGTGACATTATGAAGGATCATGTAGAAAAGACACTACTGAGAAGGATTTGGAAGTATGCGCGTATTTATTAGTTTCTTATTACTACTTATCACTAGCAACATATATGCATCAGATAGCTACTATCTGGTAAAACCAAAAGGTAATTATTCTAAGAACGAACCAACTACTACAATATTATACAGAATATCGAAATTAGCCACTAATAAATATAATAGGCCTTATATGGAACGTAAATACATTACAAATACAATATTACAACTCTCATATACAGTATGGTGTATGAATCAAAATAGAGGTATAGATATGGATAAGATAGCAACGGATATTATGTATAAAGCACAAAATATAGAAGTATTACCTCTTTTACGAGAATACAGCGAATGTTGGGTTAGTGATAAACAAACCACTAGTATAATACTAGATAGAAACGATGATAGCTTCTTGAGAGCAATCAAAGCTTCTTTAAAAGCTTATAATAAAAAGGATTTTACAGATTATGTATTTAGAGATGATAACGTAGGGAAATGTGAGATACATACTTGTGGTAGTGAGACTGATGAAGGATTAGAAGTACTATTAGAGAGACTTAGAGCAATTGCCAGAGAAAAAGGCTTTAAAGTTATAGATTTTTAAATTAATTTATTTTATTCGTATATATAAGGAGTGTCTTTAACATAAGTTAACCTAAAGGGGGTTTAAAATGCCTAATTCAGATGTTAGGACCTGGATGACCAAGGATCGGTATAAGAAAATATATGGAGAGTACCGTAGAGATGTGAAAGAATGGAGTTGTGATTGGACTGCGCAGGAGGCGCTTGGTGAAAAATACAGGGATGTGATGTGTGTAGTTAACCCGAACATGGAAGTCTGGCCGTTGGATCAGCGGCGTGGAACCGACCCTAGGTTCTACTCACCGAAGAACATGGTATGGTGGTGGAGGACATACTACAATGTCCCCACCTATCGTAGGGAAGCGATCAGTTTGAGGGATTTTTATAAGAAGTCAGTGAGTTTGGATCCTTATTGATCCAGACTTGCTAATGGCAGCAGGTAGCGGTGTACCGCTACCTGCTGCCTTATTTTTTTTTGTTAAAAATCGTCGGAATCCGAAACTCCGGTTTTTAATTCCTGCACCGTCCTGGCGCCCTGTTTTATTTCTTCAGTATCTGGAGGTATGGGCATAGATTCTGGGAATTCGAATACCAAATACTTATCTTTTGTAGGAATGATTCCAGTGCCTCTATGTTTTCCTCGACACATATGTAAATATGTCTTCCCGACTCTTTTATCTTCTTCTAGTGCGATATATAATTCTAAGTCGATTTCTGTATCTAACTGCCTTGACTTTGCGTAATAACCGCCGCCGTTGATTTCTTCGAGAAGTTTTCTTCCACGTATTCCTTCTCTCCACAGTTGTTTTGCCTCTGTTGAGAGTTGATGAGGTGTAATGAAACATATCTTTTTACTACTAAAGAAGTTTCTTACACGTTTGAACATATCCTGCACGTCAGTGCCAGCAGCTCCACTTCGATCACATCCATAGGTAGGTAGCATTGAAAGATAATCTACCATACACATATGGACTTCATATCCTTCTGCTTCATAGTTTAATATAACATCCAGAAGATTTCTATAAGTCCATTCGGAAGGATTTACACGCAACATCTTTATATGATATCCATTTATCTCTAATTGTTCTTTGACATAGGATGTCATTTCCTTATAATCGTATTGGTATGGATCTACGTTTTCTCGGGTTTCTGCATATTTGAGGTAGGTAAACAACATCGAGAAGTTATGATGAAGTTCGTCTTCGAGAGATATTCTTAATAAGAGGGGCTTGCGATCTTCATTTATCATGGATGGTTTATTGCACATAGCGATTTGTGCAAATAGACTTAAACCCATTCCTGTCTTATAGTTATGTTGTAATGCTGCGAGAGTTACAAATTCTCCTCTACGGAATCCACCTTGAAGAGTCTTATTTAGTACTTCCCATCCAGTTTTCAGTATGGCAGTACCATCGTGTTCTTCTCGCGCTCTTTTGTAGATCTCTTCCAATGTGTTTGGATCGTCAAGATTTACTTTGTCAATAATGGCTGGATCTTCTTCACCAGAGCTTATCTCTCCTTCGATTTCTCCTATCAGAGTACTAATGGTAGTCTTTAGTGGTTTTCCACCTTCTGCTAACTCTCCATAAGCTCTAGATACGACATTGATCAGTCTTTGTCTTCTTATTTTTTCATTGAGTTCTCTTTTTATCGTTATTATTCTTTTTGTTACGGCTTCTGGAGTCATAACTGAACTATCTTGTATAGCTGATCGCAATGTGCTATACAATGCGTCTTTATGACCCATCGTAATAAATTCTATATCGGCTAATATATCCTCTCTCGAATACTCTATATCTGGAGGATCATTACACATATCATATACTGTTTTAATCAATAATCCAGTACCATCCATATTATGCACGCCTGGTCCTACCAGACGCTGGATCATTTTGTCATTGTCGAGTAATTCCTTTACCAGTTCCCTGCTATCAGACTGTCTTGGTTTTATAATGGTCTCTAGATATAACAGGATATAGCATTTTGATAAAATTCTTCGTTCTTCCATTGTGGTAATAGAGTTGTTGGAGGTCAGATTATCACTTGAGTATTTCGGAGAAAATTATGGGCCTTAAGATTTCGTTTGTTCCTGAGTGGATGGCTCGGAAGCTTACAGATAGCGGATATCCTATACGTGATATATTCAATAAAAAAGTAGTAAATAAATTATTATCCAAGACATCTATTAGTGAGTTGTATTACCTTAATAATATGTATAGTTATCTACATAATAAAGTATTTGGTACTGGGAGTAATTATGTAGATTTTAGAGCAGAGGTATTGGTATCTGATAATGACTATCCAGAATCTCCTAACCTGATAGACGGTCACCATAACCATTCATCAAAGGTAAGAGACATATTAGAGAGTTATAAAGAGTCTGAGTATATCGTAAATATTGCTGAAACATATGAAATTATCCATTCTGAAGAAGATTTATTCATCCTTATGAAGCCTGATTTTTACTATGTTATCTATACTGATCCCAAGTATCTAAGAGCATTATTTAAAGAAATATTGGATTACTGTATGAAGCATCGCAAACATACCCACCATTATGAATTGTATTATTGTTCGTCATTTAAACTTTTTCTTAACACCGCTTCTAAAGTATAATTATTACTTGAGTATGCGGTTGAGAGTCGAGCTTGCTCAATCCGTCGGGTTTTTGATCTGATATGCTTAAACCTGTCAAAAGTTTTTTTACTCGTTGCTCGTCAGCGAGAGTTTTGTTTGAATATTTTTTCTGGAGAAAATAAATGCATTTAAAAGACATCGTTGTCGGAAGGCGAGGTTACTCCGATAGCACCTCTGCGCTCATTGGCGAGCTTCAGCGAGAAGTTGAAGACAGGCAGGTGCTTCGTGAGGACATCGCACCTATCGTTGTAAATACAGAGTCTCTTGACGAAGTAGCGAAGACCCGTCTGCAATCTGCTGCCAGCACCATGATCGATTCCTTCGAAGCGGTTACCGCTAGCCTGGGTATTGATGTGCAAGCAGAAGAACACAACGTACAAGCTGCTGTCGTTGCTTCTCTGCTGGCTACTGCTGGTCGCAAGGCGCTGGCCAACAAAATCAGCACGCCGTCTGCAAACGGTGAAAATGTAGTAGTTATGGAATCGGCTACTGCTGAAGATTCCTATATCTCTCGGAATGTAAATTTCGAAGCATACGATGAAACTGAAAACAAGCAATCGGCTGTTTACAGCTTCTTCTACAACTTGATTTCCTCTACACAGGATCCGGTTGCCGAGCTGTTCTTCCCGACCATTGTTATCAGTCCTGACCAGCATGGTCTTGAGATCAATGTTACGCTGCTGCGGATCTTCGACGAGGTAGAGCACAGCACCAGCGGCGCCGTAGCTGATTTCAAATTCAAGAACGTTCTTCGCGCTTATCGCGATTACACTGTTTTAAAGTCCGACGTGACCAAGATCGTACCTGTGTTCCGCAGTGGTGTCAACGACACCAACTTCATGAGCACGGATCTGACGGTCGGTGTTCCGAATGTAAACACCAATGGTAGCTGGAATACCACTGTTGGTGGTGAAACTGTCGAAACCCTGCCGCTGAAACCTGGCGTACGTCTTGACCTGATCGGTCTGTCTCAGACCAACGCACTGCTTGCAAAGGGTGTAATGGATGAGACTGACGCAGTCGACACTGCTATCTACCTGGATAGTATTTATGTCAATCTGGGTGATGATGGTGCAAGTCCTCCGGGCGATGTTGATGTAATCAAGCTGTCGACCAAAGGTCTGCCTGAGTCCAACTTTGTATATGGTCCGCAGGGCGATTATCGTAACATGATTCTGGTCATGGATAACACTGGTCTGGTTATCAGTGATCCGACCTGCATCGACGGTGCTGCTCCGTCCAATGTTACCTGGCCGAACGGCTATAGCGCTCGTATCCATATCGAAGCAAGTGGTCAAGTACAGACTCAAACTGGTCGTGCTGTTGTTTATATCACTCGTTTCGAGCTGGATTCTGTATATGACAGCAACAACCAGATCGTTGCTACTACTGACACCAACTATGCTGCAATCAAGACCATCATCGATGACGCAGAAGTTGTTGGTTATGAGCTGGATGCCAACCGCACCAACACGAACCGTCGTCAGCGTGGCCAGATCATCGACGTTAATGTGAAGACTGCGATCTTCCCTGTTCGTCTGCGTAGCCCGATCAGCTCGATTCGTCCGATTGGATATGGCGATGATGAAGACGCCAAAGCAATGACGGCTCTGAATACGACTACTCGTATTCGTACCAGTAAGGATGCTATCACCGCACTTATTGGTGCTTCTGATGTTCTGTCGGCTTGGGAAGCTCTGCCGAATACGAACTCTGAACTGCCTGAGATTCTGGGTGTTGGTCGTTATCTGGTGAAGCCGTACTACATGCAGGAAAGCATCGATATGACCACGATTGTGGACAGTGTCATGTCCTCCAATCGTCAGGAAGACATCCGTGCAGCCCTGATGGGTAAGATCATGGACCACGCTTACCGCATGTGGAGTGAGTCCGAGTACAGTGCAGCGTTTACTGCTTTCGCCGGTACTGGTGCTCGTCCGACCGTTATTGTTGCAACAGATACCGTTCTGTATCGCTATCTGAAGCCGCAAGAAGGTTCGGATATCTCTACCGATGCTTTCGACGTACGTATCGCTGCCGATCCGGATAGCCGTCTGTCGGGTAAGATCTTTATTTCGTTCGGTATCTTCGATGATACCCGCAATAAAGAGCCGAATCCGTTGCAGTTTGGTAACATGGCCTGGGCTCCGGAGGTCACTGCCGTACTTCCTGTTAGCCGTGGTGGTCAGATCTCGAAAGAGCTGACTGTATGTCCTCGCTATCAGCATGTTGTTAACCTGCCGGTTATGGTACGACTGGATGTTAGCAACCTTGAGAGCGTCCTGAATAAGGTCACTATCAACAACTCTGTATAACGACTAAGTCGTGTACTAACTGCATCCCCTGTCCTTCTTGGGCAGGGGATGTATATTACCTCTCCTTTTTTTTTGTGTCCTTCCTTTTTTCCTTTTCCAAATTAAATCAAACTCTTGATATATTTAAAACATGAGAAGAATAAAAGACGGTTATCTTATAGAACATTTAGACGAGTTATTAATCTTATTTCAAAATAACATTATGTATGATAAGGTAAAGGCAGTTATAGATAAGGCTGCTGAGAACGGACATAAGTGGTGCAAAGTTGTAGTTGATAAGAATATACGTATTAATCCAAAAGTTCTATATGTAGAGACAAAACCTTCAATTTCCAATAAAGATCAGAATTTCATCCGGCGTGAGAAACTCTATGGATCCGATTATATCTGAACTGACCGAAGAAGAAGTTCCTAGAGGACATAAGGAACTCTTGCATGGATTGGCGAAGACGCAGCTAATGGATAGTGCTTTAGTGGTAGATAAAATCTTTAGGGAGGCTAGTAGATCATTTCCTTCTTGCTTACAATATGAAGGTTATAAGGTATTAACTCCAGACGAGTGTTATAAATCTTTATTGGATATATCTGGTAATAAAGAATATGATATAGCCAAATGTAGTCTGTACATGGCTGAATTTGTATTTAGCACCGATATAGATGGAGAACGAGTTTATATTCCTAGGAGGATCTTTTTACCATATATAGAGAACGACGGATCGATATACTTAAGTGGAAATAAGTATTACTTCAAGCCAGTACTTACGGATAGAATTATATCTGCCACAGGTGGAGGATTCTTTATAAGACTCATGCAGGATAAGTTTCCATGCGGTGAGAAAGGATACAATATTTGTATCAATAATGAAATCAAGATGGTATTTGTATTGGAAGTACCTGTATTTAATAAACTTAGACCCAGACGTGGGCGGAAGACACTAATAGAAATTCCAAATGCAGTACACTATATACTTTCAAAATACGGATTACAAGATACATTTTCTAAGTATTTAAAGAAAAAGAATATTAAGATAATACCCAAATCCTCTATCACACCTTCCCATATGGATGATTTTTATGTATATACTTCCGCAAAACACATAGATTTGGATATTGCATTCATCATACCAAAGGATGATGTAAAGACGATATCTGATAGGGAAACTATAGATGCGTATATGGCTGGGATATTTCAAGTGTTGGATCGCTATGGAGTATCTAACCGAGATAAGAAACCAACGATTACTATGGAAAACATCTATGATAAGAGATCATGGAAGAATGCTCTTACGAACTTATTGATTACCAGTACTTATAGTGGTAAAGTCGTCACATATCCATCTACAGTATTGCTTAGAGAAATAAGTATACACTATGAAAGATTGGATACCTATCTAGAAAGACAATTACAAGACTATCTCTCACACATCGGCGTGAGAATAGAAAACTTTTATGATCTTCTCCATTATATCATCTCCCACTCCAAACACCTCCGAGCTGCCAATAACGTCTGGATGAAGTATCTTGACGTATCCTACTACATTTTCTATAAGTTTATCGAGACGATTTTTAGTGTCAAGAACACAATCGTAGGTAAGCTTGCGGCAGGTAATAGGGTAACTTCGAAAGACATTTCCAAACTCTTGCAAAAACTATCCACACGAATGTTTCTAAACATAACGAAAGGCGGTAGTAGAAACATAGTGTTAGACACGGTAGATTACCCAGGAGATAATATCTATCTGGGTATGACACAGTTGATCACATTGCAGGAATTAGGGGATGGTGTGGCACAAGGAGGCAGAAATACGACATCGGTACTTCCTCCAAGTGTAAAGAGACTACACTCCTACGATATAGCTGTAGGTAGTCTATTAGCAGTATTCAAGAGTAGACCTACACCAAGGGTACGTCTGAATCTCTACGTACAATATGATATCAAAACAGGAAAAGTGGTCACAAGTCCAAGATACAGGAAGAAGATGGATACACTACAGAAGTTGATTGATGGTAGTCTGCGGTGGGAGCGATTACCAGATTAACTCGCTTCTTTGATATATTTAACTGTTAGTACGATTTGGTGTGCACGCCAATCGTCTTTTTTGTTCAATAATCTCCAGGAGAAACAACATGACTGAATCAGTCGAAACAATTCAACTTGTAGAACCTATTCCTTATTGGAATAGGCAATCTTTGCGTCTCTCGAAGTATGAGGCGAGTGAAGCCGCGAGAGCGGCGATTATTACAGAGAATACTACACTTGAAGAAATAAAAGAGCTTTCCGATAAGATACGAGAGACATATTATAATATAGAGCTTTATCCCTATCAAGATGAAAAACTAAACTATCGTGAAGATGGTTCTCTGGATCTGGAAAATCCGACTATTACAGTGGATGATGTTCTAAAAACAACTGTTCCTAAGGAAGGCGTTGATCCTGATTATATATACGTAGCTCTATATAATACCGAGAAGAAAACAATCTGGCTTATGACTCTAGAAGAGTTTTTACGTGTTTCTGGAGAAGCGCCAGAAGTCATAAAGAAAGCAGTAGAAGTATCAGATGTGGAAGATATCACAAAACAACTTCTTAATAGCATTGGTCTTAAATATGACCGTAGTACATATGAAGGATATGTAGAAAATTATGTAGAAGGTGAAACAAATTTCATGTCAAATGGTGTGGAGGTCTTGCGAGAGCTCAAGAAGGAAATGAAAAAGGCTCAGAGCCCTGAGAAGGATTCTACCGAACTGCTTTCGGATGAGGACTCCACAAAAGAAGACTTTGATATTGTTCCCATAGAATACATATCCAGTGTAGGTGTTGTAGAGTATAAAGACTATGTAGAAGGTGTAGAGCATTATAATTTTATTACACAAGTCATTAGACGATTCGAGTATGAGTTCGAAGCTAAAGAAGGTGAGAATAATATATACACACTTCCGGAGCCTTGGTGTGGGACGGATGTTTTATATTATCGTAACAATGATGAAAGGGATTTTATCGATAATAAACTTCAAAGTAAACCAAAATACGGATATGGTTTAAAACATACTGCAAATTTCAAAGCAAAGATAGCTACAATCTACGACCAAGAGTACAGAAGAAAGAAATATGACGAATATGTAGAATCTGGACGTGGTATTGATGATACAGACATTGCTACTGTTATTGAAGTCGACGAAGATGATATTATCTCTAGTAGCGATATTTATCAAGAGAAGAACTTTGGTACCGCAGAGTTTGTAAAGCTCAATACGACAGAAGGATATGAAATCATCCTTTACTTGGATGAATTCCAAGAACTCCTGAACACTACACTTGTATTAATGCCTAGCGGTTTTTCAGAAGAAGAGTATCTGTCATTTCTGGCAGAGCAGATCAACATCTCTGTAATTGAAGGTCGTTTGGCAGTTGTATACTATACTGGTGTAGATAAGGAACTCCTTATCGAAGTGCTGGATGGAATGGAAGTATATTACAATAAGTATCCTATCGATGATACGAAGAAGCGTTTGAGAGTTCTTAGCTCGAACCACATTCCGTATGCGGTTGCGCATGTAGACGCTCTTTATACAGAAACACCAAAGGTAACTTGTAAAGATTTCATCAAGAACGGTTATCGTTGGGTAAAAGTCATTACAAAAGACAATAATTCTTTATTATTGAATATTACAGAATTGAATAGCATCGAGAATAATGAATATTTACAGAAGCTTTTACAGCGTGATGAAATCGATTACGAGACTGCTAGAAGAATAGAAAAACGTATTATGTATAATTTCGAACCTATCCGTGGAAGAATTCCCATGGAGATCAAGGAAGAGATGGTTATCGAACCAAAAGAACCAGAACCTTCTGTAATGAAAAAACCGGTATTGGAAGTAACAAGACCAGAAATTCCAATTACAGAAGAAACGGAGTATAACGAAGATGATATCGATATTACGGTTACCAGCACACTGAACGATCCTATACCAGAACCAAAGATTCAGCGACCTGACAGGAAACTGACGGTAGAGCTCATCTACGAGAATATGATCGAGAATGTTCGCGATCAGTTAAAGCGTGGTGAGCCTGCGCCTGGTGCTGATAGAATCGTTCGGGATAGTATCGAACCGAATATCGTAATCCGTAATCTGGATGGAACACTAACTACTGTCGATTATTGCGGCGATTATGAAACAGTTTATGTATTAGACTATAAAGGTATGGTACATAGACTGTCTGTAGAAGAAGCCATTCTTTGGTTTAATACAATTAAGATTATCAATAATAAGTACGAGTCTATTAAGGTAATACCCAGGAAGATCTATGAGATCGATCCAAAAGAAGTAGAGGATCTCAGGGAACTCAACTCCAGAATACATGTCGTAGATAGAGCGAAAGCAATGCTTCGCCAGTTCATTGATAGACAAATTAACCCAGCATTCAGAAACACTGAAGCAAATTTCGAAGCTGGGAAAGATATGTACAGGCCTACAGCGCCATATACCAATATCACTTCCTCTAATCTACATACCGATATGTACCAAGAATATGTTAGAAGTCAGGAAGCACAAGGTAATAATGTAAGGAACAAGAAGAACTTTTATGAGAAAATGGCAAGAGCAAAAGAGGAGGCAAGTAGAGAAGAACCCAAAACTCAGACTGAAGCACCAACAAACCAGCCAAGCAAGAGCTCTGTAAAGAAGAAGATCGATAATCTTCTTAGCAAAGTACCTGAGGAAATCCGAGACGTTATGTTGGAGATTGCTCAGAGAGCTGCTCAGAATAACGGTATTCTTCCGAAGAGCTCTAGACATGTTACAAGTTCGCCACACTGGCCAATTTGTAACACAATCATTCAACTTTTGATGGGAGAAAACGGAACAACACAAACACAACGTCCACAACAGCAATATACCCAACAACAACCTACACAACAATCCACACAACAACAGACATTTACTACCCAACAGAGACCGCAGTATACACAGCCTAATACTATGGCAAATCGTTTATATACTACACAACAGGGACATCCATCCACGCTTTATGGACAGACACCTACACAACAGCCTATGATGCATACACAGCAACCACAGCAACAATATACCCAACAACAGTATCCACATCAACAATACCAACAACAACATCCCCAACAGCAGTATGGACACCAGCAATATCCACAGCAACAATACGGACATCCGGGGTACGTACAGCAACCGTATCAACCGCCAAGAGTACATAACGGTATGAGAGGTCAGCAAGTGCCACACCATCAGTACTACCAGCAACCTACTCAGCCGTACCATCAAACACAACAGCCTATGATGTATACACAGCAACCACAGCAACAATATACCCAACAACAGTATCCACATCAACAATACCAACAACAACATCCTCAAACACAACCTATGATGCATACACAGCAGACACAATATCAAGAACACTACCCGCATACTGCATCGCAGATGCCACAAACACCGCAAGTCGCAGTACAAATGGTTCAGTCAGCTAGACCTGCGACGGGGTATAACGGCGGCCCTTTAGACTAATCGGGGAGTTATACCCCAATCTCCTGGAGAGTGCACAGACCTATCTGGAGTCTAAAGCAAACGGATATGTGAATCCTTACTTTGTTAGGGATGTCGTCAAGGAAGACGTTATTCACTCCGGAGAGAAGGTTACGTGGCTTGGTGTTGACATTACACCACACGATTACCATCCAGATTATTCAGCACCTGGTATGGTATTGCCTCCTCCATCAGATCAAAATACGAGATACGATTTATTTACAGAGATGGAAACTACCGCGAAGACATATCTAATACTGGATAAACTTAATAGTAATCGAATTGAAAGATTGTTACATCAACGACCGAGGCTTATAAAGGTATTGCCACATGGGTCTGGTGAGACAGATTATTACATTCTGACATTACCAGAGTTCCTGTGGTTACTGTATAACTATTTCATGGACATGCATCGACATAAAGTATTAAGTTACGATATGATACTGCGTCTCCTTGAATATGGTTTTTATAAGCTCCCCCATTCACCAGAACATATAGGTTTCTTCTTATGAGCGATATCAAAATAGTCGATATACAATACCATTCCATACATCCATGCTACAAGAAAGCAGATAACATCTTAGATAAATCCATGAATCTTCTCTTGAGTCAGATGGCTTACTTCTATCTGACTCTTGAGTATCATGGAGTAGTAAAACAGATCGATATGTCGGATCCTGTAATTACTACATCATACGCCATGTGGAATATGTCTCTTCGTGAGTGGATTAACCAACATGGTCCTTATTTTAAGATCTATCGTTCACCATCTGTCGTTGCGAAGGAGGTAATATCGTCAACCTACACACTGGTTAAGTTTGTTGGAATGCCGTATTTACAAGAAGTATATTCCAAGGATATATTTGGCAGGGATAGACAGTTCCACATACACGATTATACAAAGTCCGATTATCAGGAATACTACGATACCCACTTATTCTTTGTAAATGGATACTACCACAAGGCAAGCACAAACCCAGATGGAAAGGGTATAACAATTCATGACGCAACAAGCACTGCTTCTCATTCAAAAGTAAAGGAGGTGGTCCATCTAAATTGTAAGAAACCAGTCAAACGGCTTCCTATTGAAGCCTCACATATTGTCCAAACAAACCCAAACATGCTGAATGGTTTTACCATCCAGATTCCAACAACTGAGGAGGTGCAAAACCCAATAGTATTTATCTGTGGTATGCTGCTTGATAATGAATTTTATCAGGTGGTTTCAAAAAGCCCATCGCTTCTTACTTTGGAAATAAATCCATTTGTATTGGATTTCAAGAAGTTCTTTTATCACGCTAGCAGATTTCTCGATCTGAAGGAGGTGTTTCAATACCGTATCCCAGCCACTTACTTTGAGACTCTCAATTTTTGGGAGGATTTGTTAACATCTAACTATTCGGAGGTAATTGATATCGGAGAAAACTCAGAACTTGTACATACTCCCATAGAGCATATACTTTGCGATCTTAAAGATTCGTTAATCAAAACCGAATACTACCAGATAGTTCCGGTAGAGAACTTTCATAAAACAATGTACGGGATAACAGATGCTGTAGATTTCGATTTTCAAGATCCTACAAAGACATACCGTTTTAATCCAATACAAATAATGGTCGGAAGTGATTACATTCGCTACGACTACAACGCAAAACCAAAATTCATTTTTCAAGTCGCTCACACCGTTTACTAGCCACATATTACACATTCTTGTCCCGCCCTTCGGGGCGGGTGTGGCTTTTTTTCTTTATTTAGCGTATTTTTACATCCAGATGCCTATCCAAATATACCTCTAGGAGGCTCTCAGATGCGTTCTAAGGCGTTTTTAGACATCTACCCATACCTACCTACAGGGTAGGGGTCTTTAACGTCTTAAATGTCGTAGGGGAAAGACTACCTCTGCGGACCAAAACGGCCCGCAGAGGTAATAGGAGTAATTAAAACTCAGGTTCTTCCTCAGCGCCGCCAGTATCACCACCAGCAGCAGGTTCTTCCTCACCTTCTTCGCCTTCTTCTAAGCGATCCAGCTTTTTCTCCAGCTTCTTTTTGACCGGATTGATATTCTTAAGGTAATCGTATATTGAATTCATCAACTTAGTACTGTGCTCAGAAGTAATTTCTGACAGAGGTATCACCGGCTTGCCTTCTCCGTCTGTATTGATAATATCGAATAGCTCTGGCAAGTAGTTGTTGTCTGCCATCCATTTCCTTAAGAAGTACGCCTTATACACTTCTATAATGACAGGTAGCTTATCTCCAATATCTCCAACAACTTGTGAATCCAACAGCTCTTCTTTCAGTAGAGCTTCCACAGCTTCATCAAGAGCGCTCTTATATTCATTATACTGTTCTGTAAGGTTTTGCAGAGTCGTAGTTTCTGGACTTGGTAATTTTATAATAATATTGTCTATAAATGCCTCAGTGATTGTATTTATTGCAACAGGATTATCCAGATTTTTCCTATGTTCTGGTGGTAATTGTTTTTTGATAGAAGGGAGGTTATCCTTTACAATTTCCCGTAAGTTGTCTTTGATAATTTCGTCATAGCGTACCAACTTTCTAACATGGTCTGTAATGAATCGATTAAATACCTTCTGATACATACTGATTCGTTTACTGAGCAAGATATTGTTTGCTACTACAGTGGTGGCGAAGTCTCCAGAGAATCCATTGTCTACTACTTCAGCAGGAAGACCCAATGCCATAAAGGATCTTTTCCTTAGATTCTCATCGAGTTCATCATCTGGTAGTTCGTGATTTATTTTAGTACTTTCATAATTTATGTTCGTAGTAGGAATACGAGGATGTCCACTAAATTCGAACTCATATCCTAATTGACTTGCCCAGTTGGCTAGGTCTGAAATATTAGTAGAACCAACAGGCAGATAAGTCCTTTGTGATCCTAATATGTAGGATACGATAGTCTCTATTGTTTTATCTGGATCTGGATCTGTTTCATCCAACTCTACTTGTACTTTTGTAGTAGGTATAGTATTCTTTACCATTGCCATTAATTTAGCAAAAAGTGTCATTGCTCGTATAGACGAAATTACTAAAAGGTCATCCGTAAGACTTTTACCTACACCGTTTGGATAGTATTTGTATGCATAATACACCATAACTTCTTGTGGAATATACAATATTTTTGTTTTCATCTTAGACATATGTCTAAAGAGTAATAGTTTGTATACTTCGTCCTTATTACTGATTTCTATTTCTTCTTTCTTATATACTCCATTCTTTAACTTTTCTACTAACTCTTTTTCCACCAAATCCTTGTAGAAGCTCAATACTTCTGGCATATTCTTGGTGCCTTTCTTATTTATATTTAATGCCTTCTTGGCTTTCTTTATGATTCGAGAGGTTTCTACTTCACCACCTAACTGTGTGTTGAAAACTTCTGAAAACTTCTTATCGCTAAACTCTTCTGTATGTTTTCTTGTAATTGGATTACCAGTATTATCCAGTAATACGAAGATGCCGAGTTTCTTATCTAATCGACCAGGAGATTGTACTGGAATAACAGCCTCTGATGGTAAGTTTAATACCATAGGACGCCCAATACTTTCTCGTTCTCCAGTAGTCGGCATAGTTATCATTGTCTTGTCTTTGTTTGCAATATCTGCATTATAGAGCCAAGACATTCCAGCCCTTCTCGTTCTTGTACCAGTAATAATAGATTCTACCGTTACTTCTCTTTCTATTTCGTAGAACTTCGGTAACTTTAATTGGTCGAGATTATCCGATATTTCCAAATACTCGTCTACAGTTTCAGTGTTAGACAATATGCCTTTATTGGAGCTAATATGATATTTTCGTTCCAATACACTTTCTGTAGTAACTTCCTTATTGGCTAGTAAACGATCTAGGACGTTTTCTGGAATAATACATACGACATGACTTCCCTTTTCAAATAAGACATTTCTGATGATCTCTGGTAGTTGACTTCCAATATCATAAATTGTGTTTATATTCTCTTTAACATGACTTAAAAGCTTATTTACCAAGTCATATGGTAGGTTAATTTTATCAACTGAGTATTGGAGTTCCTCAGACATCATGTCCTTAGGAGACATGATGGAAGATACTAATATCTGTATTGCCAGCTCCATATCTGGGAACAGACTGGTAATATCTTCCAGGACTTCCTGCCGTTTTATAGTTCCTTTAGAGATATTGCTTAACGCGTCTAACGGTGGCGTTGTAATCTTTTTATTTTTTTCCTTTACACCTTTTGCTAGTAATGAGCCAAGATATGGTGTTTTGCTGGCAGTATCTTCTATCTGAATGTTAGTGGTTTTTGTCATATAAAAATGGGGCGGTTGTTGATCGTGAAAAAACTCGAATTGATTCTGCAAGATTACATACTATCTACCTTTAAATTGGCAGGAAGTATGCAGATAAAAAATATAGATGCTGTAGAGAGCATCAATGACTTTTTACGCATCACACACGGTGATAGTAGTGTCGGCAGTGACCCGCTTACATGGAAATACTATTTAAATGTTTCCGGGGAATACCACAGCACAGATAAACCAATGTCTGTAAATTCTGTGGAATTACAAGGATTGGTCATTCCATTTACTAAAGCTTCTTTAGATACCTATAAATTAACGAAAGATGTATACTCTTATGGAACCGATAAGTATTATCAGTTGGTAGAAAAATATCCAGAACAAGAACTATTAATAAAAGGAATTCTATACCCAACAGATATCAATAGAGCCATTTCTGCTCAAGATGGTGAAATACTCGCCTATGATGAGCGATATGTGCAGAGTAATGAATGGGGTCTTATTGAGGAAATAAACCAGTGGATTTATAACTGGCTGAGTCGTTGGAATGAGCGAGGATTCACTTTAACAGACGAGCTTTATTCTGCGGCCAGACATGGTATTATGTCGATGTATCTTCCCCTGAAAATAATGGATATACGTCAAAGAAAAATAGGGACGATACATGCTCATGATTTTCATAAGAAGTTATATATCAGTAGCAGGATGTCTGAGGATATTGTAACTTCTGTACTGAACGAATATAGCATACAATGGATCTATAGAAATCTTCGATATATCAATGCTCAAAGAGGGAAGGCTTTGACTAGCGATATCATAATAGATAATTTATTGGAACTGAACAAGATACCAATCTCATGGACTACCAGGACACAGGTAAAACAACCGTATCCTAGTCTTCTTCCAGATATACTTTATAAAGATAAAGCATTGACGACTCGTTGGAATACAGCAAAAGAGCTATACAGGACAGAAGCAGAAGTTATCGATTTAGAAAAAGACGAAGCATACTATAATGCAAGCTACCTGGATTATCATACGAAATCTTTATCGAAATATACGAGATTTTCCTCTATGCCTACTAAGGTTCTGTTATCATACATAATAGATAAAGGAGACTATGTATCACATACCTATAAACATATCTTAATAGAGCATTGGGGATATATGGTAGCTTCCAATGATTATAAAGGCAATGTGGTATGGAAGAATACCTACAATGATTTAGAACACACTCTTACTATGTCAGAAGCTTTTGCTCTATACATGTATTTCACTTTGAAGAAACTCAATAGTTCTTTGGAGCCTGTCGGGTTCCCGAGATGGTACTACACCCATATAGCCAATAATACAGATACTGCTACAGTATTAACCAACATGCCAAAGGATGTAAAGGTAGACACAGATATACAAGACTATGGCGACCAACACACTGTAATTGATACAGTAATTGGTGGTGAATTGTTTAAGACACAGATAAAAAAGATATATGAATCAAATATCTATGGTTGGAAAAAGGTATTATCAAAAGGAAATCTATATTCAAATGGCATTATGCGTAACATGTGGTTCAAGTACTATAAGTATGGAAGCATACCTTTAACAGATTATCCGGATTACAACACAATGTTCACAGCACTAAACATTACAATGCCTGATAACATGTCCATGAGTTATATAGATACATCGTTAAACGAGTTACAAAAGTTATGTATTGGAGACGTAGATGAAGACACTTTGAGGATATTGCAAGAATCTGTATTAAGGATATTTGATCTGTCTACTTCCTATAGGACACAAACAATAAGTAAGATAACCAATACGTTCTCATATTACGGAAGACATTGTGGTGTGAAATACACACCAGGAAAGATTAGCCAGTACTATTCTAAGGTTCATCCAGTGATAAGTGAACCACCACATGAAGACATCCACGTAACAGGAGATTGGTTTCTAGTGTCTTTTGATCAATTAACACCAGCCCAACAAGCACAAATCGGAGATATTTACTAGGATGGATTACGTAGTCCCAACTATCTATCAAGCGCAATGTACTACAGCACAATTACTCGGGAAGCCATATGTTCCTTTACAGAATACTACTCTAAATGAAAAGTGGGGTATCTATGATACGCTTATTCCATCATCGTCTACATACCCGACATTAAAATATCTTGCCATTGGAAATGGAGGCCACAAAGTATTGGATACTTCTGGAGGTCCGCCATATAGCATAAACCCAGTACAACATAAACCAATCAATGTAAGTTTGTATAATCATCTTCCATGGATAATACGTCCTGCCAATAATGATTTAACACCCACTGAAAGATTACAATATCGTATGCGAGTACCTGTCACCATACAAGGTGATGATTATATTGCTTATTATTTAAAGTTAGTTGATACTTCAAGCACAAACCCAACAATAAATGTAGTTACCTGGAATACCACAAGGGTATCTTCCCCACTATCAGGAGGTGGTAGCGTATTGAACCCAATTCCTACTACTAACAATAGTACTGCTGGGGACGATTATGTTACCGTAGATGCTGAACTACCAATAAGAATAGACAATGCACAACAAAATGAAATCAGGAATGCTGGGAATCTTATATATGGAGATATGGCAAAGGTAGTGATTAGCGAACTCGGTCTTTACATGGGCATAGATACTGTAGTAAATGCAGTAGATAGTAGTTCAAATCCTTTTACATATACAGAAACCATTTATACACAACCCACAGTATTGATGAATACTTTTATCTCTTTACAACATAGTGTAAACAATATTGAATTAGATCTCGGCATAGGCTGCGCAGAACCCATGCAACTATGATATCTCATATTTTAGCACTAGATCCAGGCTTAGTATCCACAGGTGTTGCCATTGGAAACATTGATTCAAACACACTTGAACTGAAGGAGGTTGATACACGAACAGTAGAGTTGGAGTTTTTGGAGAATATGATACTTCCGGAACACGGAAATGTCAGGGATCAAAGACTGTTGGGATTTAGAAATTGGCTAGTAAGTTTGATTGAAGAGTATGATATTATTACGGTAGGGTATGAAACACCCTTTTATGATAGAAGAAAACCAAATGCCCATGAGAGTCTGGTAGAGGTTTGTATGTCAATACGTATGGCGGTGTGTGAATACAATCCAGCCATACCAATACACGGGTTTTCTCCGGCAGCAGTAAAGAGGGGAATTGGTTTAAAAGGTAATGCAAAGAAAGAGGAGGTGGAAAGACGAGTAAGAGAACTATACCCGGATCTTGTTAGGAATATCTCACAACATGAAGCAGATGCCGTAGGGGTGTTGCACACGTTACTTCAAAAATTAGGAGGGTAGTCTATCAAATAGTTTATCTTTTCTGTTTGTGTTCTTTTTGTTTGATTGTTTTTAAAGGGGGTTTAAAATGCCTATTTTTACCGATACTCCAAGAGAAGTCGTTTATACGGAAGATATTACTCTGGACGACTTGGAAAAAATGACAGAACTCGAATTTAGTAAGTTGTTATTCTTTAGATCAGATATTTCACACGCATTGTGGTTTGCAATCGCTACTGTTATTCTTACATTTGTTATAGGTTATAAGATGTACCATAAAATTACTACAAATTCAGTACAAGTTACTGTTAATGAAGCAATAGAAAAAATAGAGACACAACACCAACAGGAATTTAGGAAACAGGAGAAGGTACATAAAGTATCCAGGAGAGTTGTATCCAAAACAATGGTACAAGAAGCAAAGGCTGCACAGTCCTTCGATGAAATTAAAAGACTCATGCTGAAGACATCTACAGAAGACGAACGATATGTGTTAATAAAGAGAGCATTTGATTTGTTCGACAGCTTGCATCCTTCAGAGTCGTCTGAATTCAAGAAACGAATCTATAATGCTAAGACAGTAAATGAGATGTATGAGATTACATACGAATATATGATACTCATGCATCCTGATTATGGAAGAGAAGCTTTAGAACGTTATCGTCAGGGCAAGCCTTTAAAGAATAAAATCACTGTAACGAAAGTAAAACCAAAAGGAGGACTTGTTCATACGGTCTACAAAGGTGTTGGAAAACCAATTTCCATTGCTGCACCTACTATTGATCCGAACAACCCAGACACATGGTTAAAACCGTTTGTATAACATTTCTTATTCTTCTAGTAGCTAACGGCTGTTCTATATTCAGTAAACGAAAACCTATTATAGTACAACAACAAAAATTATCGACAGTACAGATACCTGAAGAATTACTGAAACCATGTAAGTCTTTTAATCTTCCGAATAATGAGGAGTGGAAAAATCTATCACCAACTCTTAGAGGTATGGTGTTGTCATTGACAGTGGTGGAGTTATTGAACAGAGTTGCAGAATGTAATAGTAGGATAAGTGGAATAAGAGAATGGAACGAAGAAATTATAAAGGTCTTAGGTGATGAGAATACATCTGCCGTCGCACAGTGACGATATACGGATATTTTATAAGACATATAAAGAAGAATTCTCTAAATGGCTAGAAGATGAGGATATATCAAAGTCTTCACTAGGTAGAATACACGCTGCCTTTAAAGAACTCGATAGTAAGGATCAAGAAACAATTATATACATACTTCTATTAGATGTAATACGCTGTTATAGAATACCTGATAAAGCTGCCAGAGAAGCTGAAATCGAATTCAGCTATCTCCGGAAGCTTAGTCAGGTAAAGATTAACTTTATAAGAGTATTTGGCTACCTGATGATTGGTATCCTAGTATTTGGATTGGTAATTGCTATAGCATCGATACTGAGTTTGTATAACTGGAACATAGTAGATCTTATAAAAGATCTGGCCACACATATTGGTATTTTTGGCATGAGTTCTAAATACTAGCCAAGCAACATAACGTCGTCGTTGTTGACTATATTGAATAGATTCGTATCTCTACTAAGAGAAACCACGTCTCTATTTTTAAAGTAACCAAAATCCTCTATATAATGGCTTATAAGAAATACTTGACTAAACTCTTCACTCGTTGTCAGTTCTTTATATACCATCTCATAGGCTTTATCCCGATGTGGACCGTCAAAACTTCTTCCGAACTCGTCTAGGTATAATGGGTAATCCGTTATACCTAGACGAGATAATATCACAATTTTAAATACTAGGTTTATAATTTCCTGCATAGAAGAACTTACTTTCGATACATCACTACTAACATGATTCTCAAGACGTACTGGGAAACGGTATGATAAATCGATATCATCTCCTTTACTACAAGGCAAGACTTCTATATCATATCGCCATATTTTACTAAGAAGATTATTCATATCTTCCAGTATATAAATAATACCATTCATAATACTTTCTCCTATTATTCCTTCTGTAGGAGAAATAGTCTTTAATAGTGTCTTAAGTCTGACCTCTTCTAAGCTTAACTTCTCTATTTCCTTTATTGTGTCAGTCAGCGTTCTTTTGATTCTTTCATTTTCTTGTAATTTATACCTAACCTTTTGCTCTTTCTCTTTGAATTCAGTAATTAGTTTATCGATGGCGATTTGTCTGGATTTTTCAGACATCTGTTTATGAAGACTATTATATTTTTTAATTACCTTCTCTCCTTCCTCCATTAATCCTTTTACTGTATTCTTCTTTTCTAAAACTTCCTTATCTGCTTTGATTCTTGTTAAAAGCTCTATTCTCTCATGAGTCAGTTTGGTTTCTTTCTGTATTAACTCTTCCAGTTCTTTTTCTAACAATTCTACAGTTTCATTAGTTTCTTCAGAAACAGAATTGTTTTCGATTTCTTCTAACTGTTGTCGTAGCTTCTTATACGAAATAATATCTCCAATACTATTATTTAAGGTAATCCATTTATTTAGAGCACTATTAGTGTCTGTTAACAATTCCTCTATTGTTATATATTTCCAAACCATAGAGTTATTTATAATAGATTTTATTTGCTGGGCTAGATGATATCTATTGTAAATATCTTCATATTTCTTCTTCTCTATTTCTAATTCTTTACGCAAATCTTCTACTGAAGTTTTTTTGGAAGTATTTTCAATATTGAGTTGTCCTATATCTGATATCCATCGATGTTTACAATTTGGACACTCCATATGAACTTTCAAAGCGTCTTTCATTTCCTGTAAGTTAATCAAACCAGCTTCCCTTAACTCAGTAGTACGTATTATATCTTCTAAATGTTGTATTCGTTCTTTTTGGTTTTGTAAATCACTATTTGTGATAGTGCCATAATTATTAGTTTCCAAATAGCTTTCTAATAGATCTCTAAGCTTATAAGAAATAGATTCCCAATATTCTTGCAATGCGTCGTCTATTTCCCTGGAATGAAACCAAGGATCAATAAGAGATTTTACTTTCTCTATTTTCTTTTTAATAGATTCTTTATGGTCTTCTAATTCTTGAAGAGTATTTAGCTTTAATTCTTTCTTGAGCTTTAGCTGTTTTGTTTTTCTATCAATACTCTCTCTAATTATTTTTAGCTCTCCATTGATTTTTGCTACCAGTTCTTGTAGCTTTTCTATGTCTTCTTCCGAGACAGACTTTCTAAGACTAGGGTCTTTCATTACTCGTCTGATTTTTGAACTGATCTGTTCAGCTTGTTTTCCATACTCTTCTTGAAGTTTTATATTATCGATAGTATTTCTATTTGGACGTATCTTTCGTAAGTCTTCAATGGCTGCATTGAAGTAGCAGTCATATTTTTCTAATGTTTTTAATTCGTCATCAGAGAGGATTTTATCCTCTTCTAATACCTTCTTATGTCTTAGGTGCTTTAAAACGCTCTGTGTGGCTCTCAGACGCTCTGAAATAGCCTTATAGACAGCCAAACCGTATGTGTGATCCTTACCAGATGCCTTTGTAAACCACATTTTTCTATCAGCCAGTGACATCGTAGTAAATTTATCTATACCAATCATTAATGTCATGGTTTTCGTATCAAAACCAAAATGATCTTCAGCCAAAATAGCTTGTGTGGATTTATTACCAGACTGATTGAGTTCTTCACCGTCTACGATAAAATGGTACTTTGGTGTCTTTGTAAAGATGCTTTTTAACTCGTATAGTTTTCTATTATGTTCGATCTTTAGGATTTTATATCCGTTTTCTTCATAATCGTTCCTATTTGTTGGAAATGGTGTAAGTTCTTCCAATAGAGAACTCTTCCCAGAACCATTAGGACCGATGATAATTTGAAGTTTTTCATAAGGCCTATATAGAATTTTATGGGTATTATGTAAATTCGTTCGTTTAAAACCAACGATTTCAATTTCGGAGAACTTCATGGATTTAACAAAATTCCAGGTTTTTTCATTAGCTATTGTCGCTGAGAACAAAGAAAGAGATTCGGTAGATATCTCTGCATTACCTATAGAATATCTACCTTTTGTGGATGGAAAGCTTACAGAGGTCGTAGAAGAACAAGCAGAATATTTCTTGGAAAATGAAAGACTTTCGACTACTATCAAAAAGGAAAATGTAGTAATAGCCAAATGGCTTCCATTCGGTCATAGTAATAGAGTTACACCACCAGATTTAATAAAAGGAGAGACCGTATTACTATTTACCTATGGAGATACGGGAGAATACTACTGGACAACTATTTTCAACGAACCTATCATACGTAGACGAGAGCGAGTAGTATATCTATATGGAAACATGGATGAAGATACAAAATACAAAGAAGTCCTTGGTGAAAATAACTCCCATTGGATAGATATAAACGCATATGATAAATATATAAGACTGCATACGTCAGATAACGCAGGAGAAGCCACTGCGTATGATATCATTCTCGATTTAAAAGAAGGAGTACTTACAATACGTGATGCACAAGAGAACAGCATCGTATTGGATAGTGTAAATGGTGTTCTAACTGCACAAATCAATGAAAAGATACATGCTATTACAAAAGAAGTCGTAGTGGATTGTGATAACGCTACTGTAAATGCATCTGAAGATATTAAGGCACTTGCAAAGGGAAATGTTGTGGTAGATGCTGGAAAGAATATATCTGCTACTGCTGGGTCTAACATTAGTGCCAATGCAAGTGGAAACATATCTGCCTCAGCAGGTGGAAATGTATCAGTACAAGCTTCTGCTGTGAGTATTCAGGCTCCAAACATAGCGTTACAGGGAAATGTAACAATCAGTGGTAGTTTAGCAGTAGCAGGAGGAATGGCAGTAGGTGGCGGTAGTCCAAGTAGCGGGCAGTTGAGTATCAATGGGAATTTGGTTGGAACTGGTAGCATTAATATCAATGGTGATCTCACAGCAAATACACTAACTGCCTTGGTTTCCTGTTCTTGTCCTAACTATCCATAATTTTTTGACTAGTCATATTTCGTTTTTTAATTCCGGAGTTTTTCATGGCAACACCTGTAACAGCCACAGAATTTAGCAGCGCTAATACCTTTAAGCTTATGTATGAGTGTCCTTCTACGAGCACTTATGCGATCGTAGCTGTAAAGGTACTTAATACAGATCCAACGAATAATGCTATTATACGCATTGCTGTATCAACACAAGCAACGACTGCGAACCCATCTCCAGCAAACGATGAGTATATTGAATATGCTACCACTCTTGCACCAAAGACCGGTATGGAGAGGGGTAGTATCATTATGGCTCCTGGAGAGAAACTGGTAATCTGGTCTAATACTTCAACAGTAGCGTTTAGAGTACATGGTTTGGAGAGAATTACCAGCAATCAGGCAGTGAGTGTGGCAAAATCCAGTCCATCTCAAGGAAGCTGGAATACAATCTATACTACTCCTACAACAGCAGGAACAAAAACAGTAAACTATGGAACATACCATATCAATATTTTGAACAATGGCGGTAGTGCAGGCGATCTGGATCTTGCCATTTCTCCAGCCTCTCCTCCACTGAATAAAACACTGATCGAACGCGAACAAACCCTCCAAGCCAACGGAGATGGTCTTATTCACACATGCAATATCATGGTGCCTGGTGAGAAAGTATTGATCAAACCAACCATCGGTACTATGATTATTCGTGTGGCTGGTATCATGGATCTGAATCCATAGGACGACATATTCCCACCGCTCCCACAGATTGGGAGCGGTGGGTAGTATAAAATCAGGTAAGATTTTTGTAGAAGATAGATGCGGCATCTCCCTCACCACACGGTCCTACCTCAGACAAGAACAGCTCTGGGTCTTCTGGGAATATGTCTTCTGGTATTGTAGGATTCCATATTGGTCCTGGATCCATTGTCTCCCCTCTGACATGCTTGTCATAGAAAAGATCATCCCCATCAATTGCACAATCTGTATAACAGAGCTCGACAGTCTCATCCTGAACGATTGACGGTCCTCCAGGACTATCACAATCATGACCACAACAACCATTCAGCAATAGACATTCCATACTATCCATAACTGTCTGATCAAGCGCCATAACATTTTGTAATTCTATATAGCGCTGTTTCCAACTCTTTCGCACAGTAATGGCGTTTTGTCTCATAGTTAGAATCTGTTCATGATCGTCATATGGGACTTTCATTACTGCTGAATTCAATACGACTTCAATGCCAGGTGTAATACCTATTCTGTCATGAATAACTTGTGCTACTTCATTCACCAACGCAGATAAATCATAATCCACTGGAAGTGGACCAATATCTATCGCCAATGCTTTCGACTGATAGCGTACACCACTTACTACAGGATACGACAAGACATATGGTTCTGGTATATGTAATACTTCGTTGCCATCCCCTATAAAGGTAATAATCGACTTACCTTCGTCCAAATGTTGTTTAAAAACACTCTCTGGTACACCTACAGGTTGATAGATTTCTTCATATGGGTTTTCCCCACTAATCTTCATGTCCGGTAGAAGCCGGATGGAATATACCTGATAAATTCTAGATGGATTAATTAAAGTGTCAAAAGGTGCTGCTACAGTAATACAGCCTTTTGCACCAATTGTTGGAAGCGTCATTTCGCAATCTCGGGTTTTTAAATCATGAAATTTGGCATAACGATTATAATCGGCTTGATTATGCGATTTCTCCGGGAGTCCTATATTGAGGAAGACGGATATTCTTTTCACTCCCCAAGATTTGATTTATTCAACTGGACTCTCATTATTGCTTTGGTTATCTCTATTTGTTTAAATTTATATGCGTTTGTAGGATTCATAAAACTATCAAAAACATTGTCAGACATCGAGGAGATGATACATGTCGATTGTGCTATACCTAAATCTTCTGTCAGAAGAAAGAACTAAAATCTATATTGGTGGTTTTGGTTATCAATACTCTGTAGGTGATAAAAAAGATAAGGGAGTGTCTTCTTATAAAACAAGAAAAGCCACAAAAGAAGGATTAGTAAAGAAGGCAGAAGATGAAGCAGAACTCGTAACCATTGAGAAGTATATCGACCTATATTGTGTAACCGATAGAATACCTCTCACATATAAGAATATCAAAGAGTTAAACCATATATACGAAGCTATAGAAAACCTTATAGGAGACGAACACTCTATAACAAAGATAATTACCAATAGTAATGTCATTGCAAGACTCTATAGAAATCATAAAGTACCTATCGAATACATACGAAGTAATTCAGACGAAGAACTATTACGTATTGCTGAGCTTAACGCAAAGTACGCATATAAAGTAAAAAAATCAGGAATCGATTATAGCGATAGGGTAAGTAGATGGAAACCTAAATATGAGAAATCTGACCTATTTATTAACCAGAATCTGCTCTACTTTACTACAGATAACATCGATACGAGTAAAACAATTTATATTACATATAAGACAGTAAAGGATACTGATTTTGGTCAGAAACACAATAGCACTATCTATAGCCTATTTATTCCAAATAAACGAGACGAGTTAATCGATAGAATTACTGCAAAACGACTTGAAATATCGGATTATAATACTTTAAGTGCTTTATCACTACAACGACTTTACGATGTCGAAGTACAACGACTTCTTTATAAAGATTTTGACTCTGTCATAGAAGTTAAATCATCAAGAAGTAATAATCCTCCAAGATACATTACTTGTTTGGATTATATAACTCTGTCTTGGGATATACTACCTCCAGGCTTGGGGATGCGTATCCTTAACATAGAGAATCAATTAGAACGTTTGATGAAGGAGTGGCTTTCCTGGCTGAATACTCCAAATAACTTAACATGCTACGAGATAACAGATTCTATAAATGAGTCATTAAGTCCTAAAGATAAGGATGTGTATATAAAGAAATTAAACAAGAAACTCATTTATGGTTTGGATCTGCCACCAAGAAATAATTTGAAGAGATTACAAAAACTAAACTATCGCGTCTATATCATAGAACAGGATGAGAGGTTTTACACAGGCATCGTTACAGATGAGGGATCTATATTTTGGACAGCGTACTACTCAAATTTCAGTTAACATTTCTAAACACTTTCATCCCGTTTTGGGTTCATCAACTTTGCAGATAGTTTTTTATGTGGATATTGTTAAAAGTATTTTCCAAGATACTCGGAGATACAGCAATCCATCGATTGATTGTTGGAGGAGTATTAGGATTACTGGTAGATAGAAATTCGTCCTATGAAGAAATAAAACATATTGTCGATAATATCAATAGGAAACGTGAATTAGCCCACGATCCAGAATCATTGATACTTCCGATCTGGTTGGCTACGGAAATGTGGAAAGCACCTACAATATGTGAGTTTACGAAGTCGTTTGAATTAAACAACGACTCAGATTGCTCTACACTGAGAGATGCAGTGCTCCATTCGAATGTAAGTCATAGACAGATCGCTGCTTGGCTGATAGATCGGTTAAACCCGGTATTGCGAAAGCGCATTAGCGGAAAGGAAGAAACATATATACACGATATTGTACATCTTTTAGATGACTTTGCTAGTCTTACTACATCCACTACAACCCACGCTCACGCAGCGTGATTGTGATGGAGATAAAACACCCACCCTCTCCCAATCCATGGGAGAGGGTGGGATAAATAATACTAGATCAGATCTGATCAGAAATCATCTTCATTCCAACATAAAATGCAGAAACGGTATCTATAACTATTGTGTTATAATATGCCGTGTTTTCTACTGCATTTATTGTAGCTTCCAACAATCCCTTTATGACGATCAACTCCCTGTCGTCGAGTTTCTTGGCATTTTTATAAAGCTTGTCAACTTTTGAATCAACCGCTTTTATGATCCCATTTACTCTGGATAAGTCTGGAGTAGGGTCTTGCTTTTCAAGTAAGAAGTGATTCTTTATTGTGCTTACCAAGAGTTTTTCATTTCCATATGCATTCGATACGGTAGATATTTCTACTTTTGAATCCATTTGAAAGTGCGATCGTATATCATCATCTACGACTCTATTTATCTTTTCACATTCATCCCTTATTGACTTAATTCTACCATGCTCGTCTACCATTTCTTTCCCATAGACTTTTACTGCGATATATTTGTCTAATTGATCTAATATGTCTGCCATAGTGGCTGTTAAATAACTATTCTTTGCTAAGTCCGGATATAGTTTATACATTGGATCTGATAGACCAATTGGTATAGGTACGGTATTTGATCTAAGTTTATAGAAGTTTTCCCGAGTTATACGTTTACTCACATACCTTAATGTATTTCGTACAGTAGGAACACTATCAGGCAGTTGAGTATAGATAGAATTTGTACGGCGAAATATATCAAAAACACCCAACAGATTTGAGAAGCTTCGACTTAGAAAGCCAATGGCTTCCAAACTATCTGTTATATTGGTGTAGTCTTCGGAGGAAAAATCCGTAATCTGAATGGACATATTAAAAACCTAAAAAATGACATAGTCAGAGAATTTCATCAATTTTGGGAGAAACAACATGGCAAAACATTCAATAAGTGAACTTCGACAAGTACCAGGGATTCGTCCAATTATCAACATTGGTGCTTGTCTTGATATACCTACATCCTTGATTACCACAGGTGCTAAAGGAGAAACCATCATCAATGGCGGATTATCCATGCTGACAGGCATTGTTGGTGATGGTAATCTATTTAAATCTACTATTATGCATTATATGGTATTAACCGCAGCCGATAGAATTGCTACAGCAAAACCAAATATCTTTACTTATGATACAGAAATGAATATGCATGTAGAGAGACTATTTAGTCTTGCTTCTGGTCTAGAACATCTTAGTATAGAAGAGCTGGAAGACCTATGGATTATTACAGATAAAACACAACATCTAGGGGAAGAGTGGTTTGCTATTATGAAGGACTATATGACATCAAAGAAAAAAGAAGTTACTACACCTTTTGTAAACAGGAAAGGTGAACAAGTAAAGATTATAAAACCAGACTTTATTGAAATAGACTCTTTGACAGACTTTGAAACATCGAACCAGATGGACTTGTATGACAAATCTGACTTAGGTGAAAGTGGAGGGAATACACTATTCTTACGGGCGGGTCTGATTAAGACAAGACTTATTCTTGAGTTGGTAAATCTTGTTTACAGATATTCCACATATACTTTGTTTTCAGCACACATGGGTGAAAAGGCAGAACTCAATGCCAGACCTGGTATGCGACCAAAGAAGAAGATGCAGTATATGGAAGCAGAAACAAAGATCAAAGGTGTTTCTGATAGAGTATACTATAGTCCTTCCATCGTATGGAGGCCTAAGAAAGCTGTCAATATGAAAAAAGCAGATAGCCTTAGTCCTGAGTATCCAATAAGAGCAGCGGAGGATGGCAAAGGCGATTACACAGAACTCAACTTGGTAACGCTTGTAGCAATGCGATCGAAGAGTGGTAGAAGTGGCTATAGCATAGATTTGGTAGTAAGTCAAGATGAAGGTGTCTTACCTACATTGACAGAGTTTCATTTCCTAAAAAGCAATAAGAAGTATGGTATGGAAGGAAACAATGTTCGTTATCATATGGTGTTGTATCCAGAAGTGACAATTACAAGACCGTCTGTAAGAGAATTGATTTCTGGTGATCCATTGCTTAGACGAGCTATCAATATCACATCAGAACTACTACAATTACATATCTTTAAACCAGAGTTAAAAGCCCAGGGATTACTGTGTAGCCCAGAAGAACTCTATAATGATTTAAAGAAGAAATATGATTGGAAGGAATTATTGAAGACAAGAGGCTATTGGACACTGGATCAATATGAGAACAAAGTACCGTATTTAAGTATTATTGACCTGTTAAAGATGCGTACAGGTGAATATACTCCTTACTGGCTCTAAACTTTTTTTTGAGAGATTTTTTCACATGAGAAAGACTGTTCAGACAAACGACAACGGACTTATCAGCTATAAACTGGACAAATACCTGATTTCCATACCAGAATTACCGCCCAGCTTGATTAGGAATACAGAAACACTTGCGACAGCTCCTGATCTTACCTCCCTATTTTTTATACCAACTGGTTATACAGTAGTTACCTCTTTTGAAAGTATCTATACTGGAAAGACTATTATCGTTTATCAGGACGATAACAATAATTTATTACTTATGGCAGGGTTTTATAAATATGCTAATATGAATCCAGCATCCCTACATATGGAGGCGTATGGTGTAAGTAGTAATAAAGGAAAAATAGGGGACCAAGTAGATGTTACTTTCGTACAAGAAGATCTTGAAGAGGGAAGCAGTGGATTCCCTGCACCGATTCCGGCTGGTGGGATTACTGCTGCGTTGCTGAATACTGTAGAGATGGGTAATCCAGATCTTTCAAGAGCCAGTATTATTAACACAATGACTGGTAATCGAATTGTAGTACAGTCTACGATTCCGGTTCTCACACTGAGCTTGAATGCTCCTGTAAAGTATCATCCTTGGTTCATTGTACCTACAGTAGGTACTGGACATAAGTTTATGAAAGGACAGCTTGGGGAGTATAATGAGATCAGTATACCCGTTCTTCTCTGATGTCTCGCAAGAAAGCTGAAGATATTATAATAAAATACATTAATAAAATCTATCCAAATGGGAAGGCAGTAGAAGCATACAAAGAAAAGTTCAAAAAGATGAGTGACAAGGAATTCAAAAAGTTCATGGAAGAACTTCGAGATGGGAAAAGAGAACTAGTAGTTATTGCACCACCGTATGGGAAATCCAAATTATCAACAGAGAAGAATATATCCATTGCAAAAGAACTTGGATATACATTTCACCAGCATTTATGGATTGGTCCTACAAAAACACTACCAAAATATAAAACACCAGTTAAATATTTGGTATTAGAATTGCCTTACAAGAGAGCAGCACAGACACTTACAAAAAAGATATCGGTACCATCTACTAGCAGGATAGTTGACACATTGACAGGACAACCAGCTGGTTCATCAAAAGGAGCAGCAGTAACCTATCCAGAACTGATGGTTCTTAGTGGAATGGGTTTGGATAAGTCAATCGAAGAATTGATTAAATATCGAGGAGGAGATAAGGGAGGATACCAGGCTTTCTTAGGAATGGCTGATGCAAATGGAATTATTCGCCAGGAATCTATAAAGTTATTTGCTACAGATGTATCCAGTAAGACTAGTTTAAAGCATTACCTTCAAGCGGCTCTACTTAGGAATAACTTGTGATACTATTTATATACCCAGCCCGACAGCTATTTGTTTGCCGGGCTGGGTATGAAATTATTTTATAATTTGATCCAAACTTATATCGGTTTCTCCGATACTCAACTCTCCAGGAACATCCATTGGATCCACCTTCTTTGTTTTTGTTGGAGCCTGTTTTCTTTCAGTTAACGTAGTTTCTACGGTTTTCATTTCCCGAAGTATATGTGCAGCAAGTTCTGCTGTTCTCTTGTTTTGTTCATCTTGAGTTTTTATAGATGCTTTCGATAGAATCTGTCTATCCAAACCATCTATAAGATCGATGAAGAATCTGTTGTATTTCCTATCCGGGAGAGGATTGTCTTCATCCACCAAGGTCTCTAATGCTTTTCTTCTTAGACTTCTTGTATAATTAAGATCGTCTATATCGGAAGGACCGAAAAGGGTATCTGACATAATCAAAAACCAGTCATGTTGTTAAAAAAACTATTCAGTAAATTTAAAGATGAGGCTGTCTCTAAGAAAGACGATAAAAAGCCTTCTAGGAGCTCCTCAGAGGCTCTCAGAGACGTTTTTAGCGACATAGATAGGGTTAGGTATTACTTAGCCAATATAGAGTCTAAGATTGCTTTAGATATCCATAAGAACAAATATAGCCTGATCAAATTACCTACTAATATTAAAAACATAGTAGAATATCGAAACATTCTAGGAACCATTATAAACAACAACAATAATGATCTATATAAACACTATGGTATGTTAAATAATAATAGAGATGTTTATCTACAGGAATGGTTTACACTAAATGGATATTACATAGAAGATCCTGTAGAGGAACTTAGGCTATTTTTAGACTATGTAAAGTTATTTATAGAACACCTAAATGACAATAAAAATCTTACAGTTTCTAACCAACTAGCCATAACTAATATAAAAGATATACTAGAAGTTTTCTATCAAATCAGCTCAACTCGCTAGTATATATAATAACTGTCCAATAACTTGTCGGAGAAACAACATGACTAATATTTCCATTGCCGCCATCGGAGTCGATGTAGTAAAAGACGTTAGCAAATATCTGGATGAAAATAAGGAAACATATCCAAAGGCTATGGAAGGGTTGGAGGAACTATCCAAAATAACAGTATCTATGTTTCTACATCCTAGATCGATGAAAAAGATACAGAAACTTATGGAAGAGAATCAGGAATTCAGAGACATGGTTTTTACTACTTATACTCGTTTCCATATGAGACTTAAATATGACTATGAGCGCTTGGGTGTAACAACTGATAAGTTAATTTCTTCCATAGTCGAATCTGTACAGTACTATGGAGGAAGCTCATACATGGGATATGTAGAGAAACATGAAATGCCTGAGACCAGCACAAGTCAGATACTCTGGGAACGATATAATTCATCTGAAGCAAATGTATGGATCAAGTACAATCCATACGCTATTGTTTTGTTTCTTATTCTGGTTTATTATAACGATAATTCGTGATAAAAAAAATGTCAAATCGATTTAACACATTCACATATTTTTTAAGTGAGAAGGTTAGAGATCTTCTCAAATTCACCCACAACTCAACTAGAGGTAATATCCTTATGGCAAGTATCAAAGACCAAATGAAAACCATCCAAGAAAACCCGAATTTCGAGCCGAGAATCATTGGCTCTGTATTGGATAAATGCAAACAGGTTCCAGAGCTCTATGAGGAGCCGCATATCAATCTTAACCCAGACATGTACTCACACGGTCCAAATGCTGAGGATGTGGAACTGGGCAGGAAGCTGAGTCCGTTCTGGTTCAGGAAGTTCGAGTATCTCGGGAATATTTACCCGAATATGGACTTTTTTATGAACACCATCAACATTGCCAGAGGGGATCTTCGTGAAAAGATCCGTCCCTCAGCTTCTCGATCCATTGCCGGTTTTGTTCGGAGGAACAAATATAAAAAGATACACCTTCCGAACTACTGGGCGCTCGTCACAGACGCAATGATTGCATCTATAAAGAAAGACGAGAAACTCATGGCGATGCTGTATGAGAGCAAGGCGCCCTTCACCATGTACTCGATGAAGGACGCAGAGGTACACGGCTGTACATATAGCGTTGTCGAATATAACCCTGTACTGGCGAAGTATGTCGGTATGATGGAGGAGATCAGAACTGTTCTGAAGAAAGGAGGTGGTGTTTTCGACAACGATCTCGTTCTGGAGCTGTTGGAGAATATCAAGGCAGACAAAGAAGCCGACATGCTCGAAGGCATCATGTCCGTGCTCTTCATCAAAGAGAAGGATGGTTCGAACAAACAACAGGACGAATCCGCTTAACTGTTAGTCGGGCTTTGTTTTGCAAGCAAAGCCCTAAACGGGCCTTTAGCTCAGTTGGTTAGAGCAGTCGACTCATAATCGATTGGTCGCAGGTTCGAGCCCTGCAAGGCCCACCATCGGGGTGTGGCGAAATTGGCAGACGCAAGGAACTTAAGATTCCTCGGTTTTTACCGTGTCGGTTCGAGTCCGACCACCCCGACCATTGCCTATTACTGTCTCCCTCGCCTAACGGTGGGGGAGACAGTATTTTTTTTTCTTCCTTCGGAATTTTATGAATTTTGGCTTGGAGATTTTAAATGCCTCTTCGCTACGAAGAATTTCAATTACCTACAGAAGGTCAAATCCTTTCAGACGTTCTGACAAAACAAGGAAGGTTGAGTAATTATACTCCAGACCTTTTAAACGGACAACCTATAAGTAATTACCTTACAAAAGGAGTATTAGAAGAAAAAATAAAGAATACACCTAGAAAGGACTTTTTAGAATACTTTACTATTGATATTAGAGAACATACCGGGTATACAGATCCAGATGTGACTAGGACAGGGATATTAGCAACTGGTTATATAAGTGCCGATGGATTAAACGGACACTATGACGATGTATCTGGTGTAGAATGGAGATACAGATATGTAGGACAAGATTGGATATATGAGAAATACCCATGGATACAGACATATATTACTGTTCCTCTCAATAAACCAGGAGCTACTGTAGAAGTACAATGTAGAGTACAATTTGGTACACATCAAAGTGCCTGGTCTGATACATTTACTTATACCTTAAGTATGACAAATGAAGTATTACCCATTCCTAGACTATGGAATTCAGAGATTACGGTAGATGGTAACTTTATTATTGATGTAGAAAATAAAGACTACTACAAAACTATAATTACTAGGTCTTATGTTTCTTTATATACGTTAGATGGACGTTTTATGTATACTAGAAGTACTGCTATTGGTTTCGATCAATGTTACCTTCCTCCAAATGTACCTGCTGGAGAATACTACGCATTAACACGTTATAGAACCGACGGTGCTAGAAACTATAGTCCTTTTGGGCTGGATAAAGTCTATATAAAAGAACGTGGTCGTAAATGCGTTATTGTCGATATGAAGAATACAAACAAATGGGCACAACCTCCATACGATATGTTAGATGTTCGCTCTCCCTCCATATGCGCCTATGGTGAAGACGGTGACTTGGCAGTCGGTTTCAATGGTGGTTTAAACGCTGTAAACAATACGACTTTCCCGAATGACTATGGTTTTACTCATGTAACTATCTTAAACAAAGACAATGAAGTCGCAGAGATAATACCATTTGATGTAAAATGGCCTTCTGATATCGATCCCGCGTCAGGTCCTCCAAATTATACTATAAACAGAACTCCTATTTTATTAGGTCTTACCTATGAGGGAGGTGCGTTATATGCATTATGTATGGATTTGACAAATGCACCAGTAAGTGGGTCTATATATACTACAGTAATTTATAGATACAAGGCGGTGAAGGATACAACCTATGAAACACATTGGGAGTTATTTAAAGTAGTCAATAGTCCTGCTGTAGGTGATTCATTTAAAGGATATACTATATGTCATTCATTTGTTGGATTAGGAAATGGGTATATAGCTTGTAATCTTGGCAGTTTTACAGGAAGAACAAACTGGCTATATGTAATAAACACTAATACTGGTAATATACGAGCTACAGTAAACAGGAATACGAATGGAGACTTACTGGCTACAGATTATAGGGGAACCCTTTATATATTGGATATCATTGGTAACAAAATGTACAAATCCACAGATGGTGGAGTAACGATTACTCAAGTAACCTACACTAGCGGTACTCCTATTCCAGTAATTGGAAATACATATAATACATACGGATGGACTCCAATTGAAGTGTCGTCTTGTATTAGTGTTGCTAGCTCACAAGACGGACGTATAATTATTACACATCCAAGAGAAGTATTGGATAGAATACCTCAGATTCGTGGTTTTAATATACATAGGGGATTTTGGCAGTATTATTACGATGCTGCGCACTATTATACAAACCAAACCAATATCAACCTAACGACACCTAGCCAGAATCATAACAACCTCAGAGGAGGTGATAGCAAGTATCAATACAAAATAAATACAGCAGTTACCAATGGTAGTAGACTGTATTTGATAGGTGGAACTGGGTTTGTAAAAACAGTGACTTGGACTGATGGTGGAAATCAAAACAAGCATTTTCCTGTTCTGAGGCAGTATAACGTTTAGGAATATCCGATGGGGCGAATCAGAAGACAGAATACAGTATTTTCCAAAGACGACTTACTTGGCTTGATTTCCAGTAAGAAAGTCTTGGATGCAAAAACCATAGACGGCTTTAGTGCTGGGGAATTCATGACCAAGGAAGAATGGTATATGTGGATAAAGAATCTTTCCATGGAAGGAAGGGAATATGTTTCTGGAGCAAAAGTAGTTTACCCAGTACATGGAGATATTGACGTAGATGATTTATTTCAGATAGAAGTACTTCCTAGTGGAGAATATAGTAATAATAAACACAGAGCTACTTCTTGGTATGTGTTTAAAGATCCAGGACTTACCAAACTACTAGATTGCAGTATAGAGGATGTAGTTAATCTTACTTCCTGGAGGCCTCATATGCGTGGTCTTCAAACAGGCTATTTGGTAGTAAAGATACATCACGACCTTATGAATAGTTGGTATAGCGTTCCCGTGCGATTTAAAACCAAGAGCGATTATACTAACATCTCAGCGCCTGAACCCTATATAGTAAAAGGAAGTACTAGTCTCAATAGAACGATTGTGCGAATAGACGGGCGGTCATATGGAGAAAATCCTACTATAGATCCAGATAATGTAGATTGGGTATTATCCAAGAAAAGATTAAACGGCTATTATGAGGTAGTGCGTAGTGAGTTAGATTCCACACAGTTTAAGAAATATATCGATATATGGTCTGGTGAATTAAAACCAAATACAGAAATACGTATAAAGACAAGGTACCAGATTAACGGTAAAAAAGGACCATGGGGATATGTAGATTTTAAAATACCTTATAATGCAGTTTCGTATAAATATAAGAAGTTGATGAATACACCATTAATTATACAACACATAGTACCACTTGGTGGTGATGAGTTTGTATTCTTTACTGGAGAAACTTCCTTAAAAAGAGGACCTATAGACATAGAGAGAGCTGGTAACGTATGTAGCGTATTTATATATAATGCCAAAACAGGAGATATTCGCTCACTTCCAAACCTACCCACAGCGATGCAGAAAGATTACGGGGTAGGATATCATCCACGAGAGAATAGATTATATATCGTAGGTGGGTTTTCATTACAAGATTCTTTTTATCCGAACAGTATTAAACCTACCAAAGCATCTAGAGCTGTTTGGTATCTTGAATTAGATAGGGTATTAGGGAGAAACCATCCATATGTCAATGGCAAATATGGAAGAACAGAAGATACAGCCGTTTATAAACATCCGTCGAGTATGGAAAATGAAGCACAGTGGAAAGTATTTGGACAGCTTTACGATACAACGAGTGGAAAGAGTCCTATTGTAATAGAATTTACAAGAAGAGGAGTATACAATCCTGCTACCAATAAATTGTACTTTATTGCTAGTCATAGTTGGAACTATGAGAACAACTCTACTTTTGATGATGGAAATAAAACTTACCTTATTGGTATAAACGCTAGTGGAAAATCTTATACAATAGATCCTTTTCCAACGACATATAATTCAAGACGCACAGCATTTACAAGACTTGCGGATGGTAGAGCTTTGGCTACTACTTTTCATCCAAGATTACCGAATAGTCCTAATGAAGCCCCATCAAATACAACAACATTTGTTACTAGTGATCCTACAGACTGGGAAGGTAGTTGGGTGCCTGCGCCTGCCAGACCTGGAGGTCCTGGCTTTCCAGCCACACATGGTGGATATATGGATACGACAACGGAAGGACTTACTCTCTTTATAGGAGACTATAACTATGGCGGGAGAGCAGACTTTGGAGTATTAACCAATTATGCCTGCCAATATGATTTTGTTCAAGATAAGTGGTATCTTGTTTCAAATATTCCGTTGGCTGGAGCAAATTCGATCTTGGCAGCTGGAGATGATTATTTTCTAATCGCTCAGCGGACAACTTCTGTATTTGGATTTAGTAATGGTAATCCAGGGGAATTTCCACATTCTGAAGCAAACACAAACATCATCAAGGTTTCTCTATGTACGTAGAACCATATAAAAGACCGGATATCACAGTTAGTGATATAACTCAACTCCTAGGAAATAACCAAGGACATGGAAAAGGATTGGATGCCGGTTCTTTGGAAGGACTTAGATTATCAGACTTTGTTTTGAAGGATGATGCTTTTACAGGATCTGATATAAACTATACCACACACGATGATATTACAGAACCACCCATGGGTATTATAGAGCAAGATAATAATACATGTGTGTGGTTATTGACACAAATACCAGAACATAATAAGAAGTATAATATAGAATTTGATACTCTTCGAGTTATCTATTACGATAGTTCACAAACTTACATACGATTTGTCGATTATAGTGCGTTATTCAATAAAGTACGTTTTATGGATAGTATAGATGGTCATAAGACCATGCTTACTGAATTGAATACAAACACTACGTATTATATACGTTTCTTCTACTCTGATAGTCGTACTGGTTGGAGATCACACTACAGCGATTATATAGAAGTTAATACTACTGCTGATTATAATTATACAAAAGATCCTGAAATTACGTTCTATAATAATAAGAAAAAACAATCTACATATCCTTCCATAGGTGTCTCTGTAAATATCACAGATGACTTCAAAGGTGTTGGAGGGATACGAAAGATACAATGTATCGTAATAGATAAAGAAACTACAGAAGTAGCATATTCAGACATACAAGGTCAACGAAGTGGAAATATACATATTCCTCCAGGTAAATTGGAACCTAACACCGATTACATCATAGCTGTAAGATGGTTTAATGGATTTGTTTGGTCTAATTGGATAAGTGACACATTTACTACACATTATAAAGGAGTAATAAAAAGATTATACGCATATACATACTATTCAAGTGGACTTAGCTATGTGGCAAATACCGATACAGCTACCTTTGATGATAGAGAGGGAATTGTAGCTACTTTTCCAGGACGACATGTTGCAGATAATAGAACAATAACTTCTATCTCTGCTAACATATCTCCGAAAATGTCATACTGGTTACGTAGAAGATCTTATCCAATTAATAGTAATACTGGTGTATACAATGTTACAGACCCTACTGGACCAGGTGTCATAGGAGCTGCTGCTGCGTTATATTACAAAAATGGTACTATAAAAAGAGCTATGACTTATGGAGGTATTAACATAGGTAGTGGTTTTTTGGTTAGGAGACCACACATAGTTGAATATAACGGACTTAATATGTATACCGCTACCACCAGTACAGGAAGTTGGTTATCTACATGGGGTGTAGCATTTCATACACTTACTGGCGTATTAGACTACCAAGCAGCATACTTAATTGGTGGGGTAGCTGTAGGTGGAGATGCAGCACCTCCTGCTACGAATCCCTATCTGTTTGGTACTGATGAAATGTCTGGGTTTTCAATAGTAACAAATATATACGAGGTTACAGAAACCGGTATAGTAAAACATATGAAAAAAGCAATAGATAGACCAACTTCTCATGCTGCGGCTACACTTGTAGATACTTTTAAAATTCTATATTTTGGAGGTGTAGATAAATATGGAACACCTTCTAAACGAGCATACCTGGTAGATGTGAAAGCACGTACAGTAACAAGGTTACCAGATCTTCCATTCCCTATCTACAATCATAGAGCAGTAACAGTACGAGGAGATAGAGTTATCGTATACGGAGGTGTTGTTTCTACTTTATACAATACAGCCACGGGTACTGATTACATCGTAAATGATCTGGTAGATAATAGTGGTTGTGTTTATGATTATGACTGGAGGAGGGGAAAAATGGAAATTATTGATATCTTACCAGGCTTCAGAGAGCGTGGTATTATGGGAGTTCCCTATGAAAACAATGTTGTTGTTCGAGGCGGTGGTAAATTCTCTACTGGAAGATCTGGAGATACTACCTATTCAAACTCAGCAGCCGAAATAACGTATGTTTACGAGGTTTGATCCGTGTCCATAAAATACGATTACGAAACAGTAGGTCCTGATGAACTTACTGTTCTTGGTATTGTAGCTGATTTAGACGATACTGGAAATTATGACGCTGACTCCTTAGATGGGAAACACGGGGAAGATATACTACGAAAGGATCAATTACAAGAACTCATGGATGAGAAAGTAAATCGCTTTACTACGACTACTGCATTAGTTACTCCAATAATTCTATCTCCAGCTAACGGTGCTTCTAACATTAAAGAAGTTATAATAGAGATTTCTGTTAAGGATTCTTGGAACGTAGATATTGATTTAATACAAAAAGATTTATACTGGGATGTAGAAATTGCTACCGATAGTGCTTTTACCAATATCTTTAGATCTATATATAACGATGCTGCAAATCTTCCAGTATGGCGTCCTGATCTATTGGATAATACGACATATTATGCAAGGGCACGGATAATACAAAATGGTATAAAAAGCAACTGGTCTCCTATAGTTACATTTACTACAGGGACTACGCAGTATGCAAAAATCACAAATGATTCTGCTAAAGCTATCCATAGGGAAGATAACTCCAGGACATCATCAGTGCCTGTTGTTAGAATACCTAGCGCAAATACTATTATAAAAAAGAATGTTGGTAACTATATTCGTACGGAAATTTCAGTATTTAAAAATAATAAAAGAGCAATGAAATATGGTAGTGGTACTCCTAGTACTGCTACCACACCTCCAGACGCTGTATGGAACGATGTAGTAACCAATTCAACTTCTGGTATTTCATATATACTTATAGATCCTACGGTTCTTGAAGCAGATACAGAATATTACTGTAAGATTCGGTATGTATATCAAGGTACGTCAGGAATTAGTGAAATAAAAACCAATGCTACTGGATTTGTATTCAAAACTAAAAAGTACATTAGAGATGTATCGCATATTCAATTACCCACTTATTTTACAAAAGGGCTTTATACTGGTCCTGGTGTTACTATCCAAACAACACAACCTCCAGTAGGAAAAATCGATAGCACTACTATTGTAATGCAAGCACATATTAGTGCTGCTGAAACTATATTATATCGAATGGAGGTAAAACCAGAAGGATTTGTACCCTATAGAGTCATACCGAATACTAATGGTGTTTTACAACAAAAACAAGCGCTCTGTTATCTTGCATCTGGACAGTGTCTGATGATTGATACTAGCACACTTGAGACGCATATATTGCATCTGTGGGGTGCTGTTCAACAAGTAGGATCATTGGAGGCTGTCTCTACACCATCCAATAGAAAACATCCTGGATTGGTACGTTTGTATAATGGAGACATATATGCTATATACTCAGCACAAGGTGGTGTAAACGACAAGAAGTTAATGAAGTTTGATACTACTACCAATACATGGAGTTCTGCTGGTTTGAATCAGGGATTTACAAAACGAGATGCCTTTACAATTGCCGCTATAGATGAACGATATTTTATGGTGTTTGGCGGTTATAATCCAGACGATAACACCAGACCTACATTCGCAGAGATATATGATTCTGTAGACAACCAATGGTCTATGACTCCTACCATACCTCAAATGGCATATAATTATGCCTATAATGTAGGTAATGGTATTCCTGTAGAATTATACACAGGTATCGTAGCGTTCGTTGGAGTAGAAACAATACAAAACAACGCTGCAACATACGTATGGGATAACCACAAACAAACATGGACTTTTTACATAACAGACGATGGAGCTCTTGGTAGCGGAGGCGGTGGAGCTACATTGCATCCTGGCGAAGCATATGGATTCTCAGGATACAAACTAATAACAAGCCTTGTCAAGGTGGAGTTGTAGATGGGAATTTTCAAAAGAGATGATTTAGTAAACACTATAGTAAACTACGCATTACAAGCTGTAAAGAATACCCCACTGGATGTAGATTATGCCTCAGATACCGATTCTACGTATTTACAAACTACTGAGGCTGCTTTTAGACTCTATCAGAGTGTTGAGTTCCATGGTTATTTTCCAGAGCTTATTCTTAAGGTAAAAAGAGTAGACGGAATTTATAAAGCAGCTCTTGCTCCCGTTTGGACAACTGCTGTAAATTTGGAAGTTAAACACAATATTACAGAATGGCAGTTATCGACTACGAATACATTTAGTAATGGTCCAAATACATATTCCTTTATTACCAGACATCCCGATGATTTACTGGAAATCGATATACCACAATCCTTCTTACTTACTAATCCTACGTCTACTATTTATCTTAGAGCTAGAATTGCATCTGGTAATATTTCGTCTGATTGGAGTAATACGGCTACACTTCCACCGATACAGGCAATAACAGATCCATCAAATGCTATTGTTAGGAATAACTTAATACCTTACGATGTATACCTCAGATTTCGATATGTAATTGGTGGAATAGAAGGCGAGTATTATATTACAGATATTAGTGGCGCTGAATTGACAGATTCCTCGTTTAGTAGTGATAGAATTTCTCATGTAGAAATTGCTGTAGAAAAACCAGGAGAAGGGATACTATTTAGTAGAAAAACTACTGGCGGAAATGTCCTTATTAGGACACCAAAAGAGATTGACAAAGAAGGACAGTATAGAATATGGTATCGTGTATGGAGTGGTAAACATAAGACCATTTGGAGATACAATAATATATATGTGGATAGGGTACAACCGACTGTTGTTACAAAGATGTATAATCGCTGGGGTAAGGCTTATGGAGTAATAACAGAAGTATTTGATAGTATTGTATTTGGAGCAGGACGAGCAATACGAGATTTAGATGGATCTGTGTACAGCGAAGAAAATAAAATGTTTATACATCCCGTATATGAGACAGAAAATGATTACTTTATGGCAAACAACGGACTTCCTGCTGGCGCTACCTGGGGTGGTAGTTTTGTGGCGTCGCATCATCCAACAGCACCGCATACGGATATAAAGAAAGGGGTAATATATGATACTCCAAATCTGGATGTAAGTGGTGCCAACTTCACTACGCCGACGCGTAGAAGATTTCGTAAATTTAATTTACAGGATAATGCTGCTGGAAATGTAATATACCAGAGTAGAAATTATACCAACTTTTCTGTTAGAAGAACGTATGTACAAAGTTGTTATATCGGTACTAGGAATATGGAATCTAACCCAACATACCAAAACGCCGCTGCATTTCCAAACTCTGATGGCTCGATATATGCCAGTAATTTTATATTTGTCTGTGGTGGACTTTACAGACCAAATAACTCCAACGATGTTTATCCAGCTAGAATGGCAAAACTCATTAGAAGAAATCTAGCAAATAATGGTTGGGACACTATCCCTCTCCCAGGAATGCCTAGATACCTATGGCATCATTCAGTAACCGATGTAGGTATAGGTGCGTTAGTTACAGGCGGCTATTACTGGCCATATGATCCGGCTGTTACACCTCCAGTTTATGGAGAGGATGACGAAGACACTGTGCGTATGTCCAATCGTACCTACTTATGGCGCCCGAATAAATCTGGCGCTGATTATTGGACAGGACATTGGTATAGAATGGCAGATCTTCCATTTCCTATATCCAGCCATTGTATGGAGCATTTACGGGATGATACTGTATTGATTATAGGCGGTCAAATAACAGAACATAATAAATATTTGGAAGGTAAATACTCATCTCCTATTATCTTTGAATTCAATTATGTAACAGGAGAGTATAACATAATAGGATATCTTCCAGAACCGCTGTACGCGGCTGCTTCTGTGAAAGATCAGTTAGGGAGGATTTGGATATTCGGAGGAGAAGGTCTGAGAGCTCGACCTGGATCATATACGAATGTCCAACCAATTCGCAATGGTCTTCGGTTGATTTATTAGGATTTCTTAATGGGTAGAGAAAGAAAAGGTAAATTTATTAATTGGCTTCCTCAAACATCGCGTGGTGGTGTTTTACACAATTCAGGTGCAGGAGCCATAGTCAATGCCGATAAGATACGTTCGACTTTAGTAACACAATTAGCCAGAGAAAGTATAGTTGATTCAGATATCAATAATCTCGTTAATAGCACCAATACTTACTTTATAAAGAAGCCAGAAATACTTACACCTACAGATGGACAGGTATTAACTGGAAATGATAAGATATTGCTTGTACCTCCAATACTAGGAAACTATGTAACCGGACAACATATTGCTACACATTGGAGAATATTAAATAGTTCTTCTAACTCTCTTGCCAATTCTATCTATAACGAAGTGGTGTATGGAGAGGGTTTGGTAAGTCTTCCTCTTCCTGAAGGATTATCTCCAAATACAGATTATTGGGTAGTAGCAAAAATACACATAGCTTCTAAAGAAAATGAATTCGATAACTGGCTACCTAGTGAATGGTCAAATATTGTTAGATTTAGAATTGATAATAATGCGACATTACAACCCATTCCAGACATAGAAGAACTCATACCTTACGAAAATGCCGACCATATAAATAGATTTCGTTTTAAAGAAAATAATAAGGAAACATATGCAGCGGGTTCTACTTATAAAGTATTAAAGGTACGTGCTGAGATTACTTCAAACGAAATGTCACGACCTAATAATAGTAATGTAATTCTGATTAACAAAACCATAACCAATTATGGAGTGGATCTTACTTTCCCGGAATATGGAAATACTGATCCAGTAGAAACAGAATTAGCCAGAAGAATATTAGAAAAAGAAAATACAGCCCGATGGAAAGGTATTTTTACATTCTGGTATGAAGACTTAAGTGGGAATAAAGGACTACCAATAACTAAGAAAGCACAACTAGTATATAAAGAACCAAAATTACTTAACCCATTTCCATACGCTCTTAAGGTAGCCAAAAATACTACGAGTATGGCCACACTTATCGGTAGTGGCGCTGATAAAATAGGTCATGGATCAAATGCTGATAGATCAAGAAACATAATGCTGATACGATATGATTATACTACTGCAAATGGAGGCATTACTCGTTTCTGGATGTATGATAAGGTACGGAATACTTGGCTATGGAGAGGATCTCATCCAGAAACAAATTACTATACAAATATGCATAATATTGCTTTTATAAACTCAGAAGAAGTATTGATTGCAGGAGGTTGTAAAGATAACACCTCATTAGCCAATCCTACAGTTAGTAATGTATTAAATACTACCTATGTTTTCAATGTACGTATAAATACATGGACACAGAAAGCTAACTTACCTACGCGGTTATTCTCCTCCAATAGTGTAATTACGAAGAACGGCGACATATACATCGTAGGTCTGGATAGAAACAATTCCTATAGATTAATGATAATACATTATGATCTAGCAACAGATACACATACTGTTGTTTATACAGAAACCAACACAACACCAAACGTACAAGTATACAACGTTCTTCCATTTAAAAATGGTTTTATCTATAGTCTTACCAAAAAATATGCGGGTAATTCGGATCTTAGAACACACTTCTACTATGTTGATATCACTGGTACTTCGTATAATGCAACTTATACACTACTGAATTCGTTAAATGATCCTACGCAGAGAAGACATAGATATCCTCTAGCACCTGCACCAGGCGGTGGTTTCTTGATGTATGGATACCTCCGTAGTGCTTTACCAAACCAGGCTTCTGGTGCGGCTAATGTCGACCAAATGTCTTCCCAAGGTAAACTATTTATGCTTACAGAAGATCGATCTGCGTCATCACAGCTTTCTATTAAACCAATACTTATGGTTCCTGGTGCTACAAAGAAACCTACAAACTTATTGAATAATTACCCAATGGCACCTATCAATGGTTTTCTTGAACCATATGACAACTATGGAGGTTATATATTAGCTGGAGGATTGTCTTATAGTAATTTGGAAACAGGTGGTGTTGGTAAGAATCTATCAAAGTCTCCTGAATTGTGGTTAGTGTACCTATGAGCAAATATAATTCCCCAGATCCGAGAGCGTTAGAAAGGGATGGTAAGTTACTAACTGCCGGACAAAATAAATTAGATACAGAATTAATCGATAGAATATTGGACAGGGATTGGTTCGATAGTGTTATGATGTCAAAAGGTCTGACAATGGAGGATGAGTTAGACAAAGTAAACAGGTTTTGGAATACTGCTAGAGTAAAATTTACAGACAGTGGTCCGGGTGGTAATATAGGGATAAACCCAAGACCACAATTTACACCATATGCAGATATACGAGAACCTGGAACGAAGGCAGGAAGAAGTGAAGTATCGCCAGGGAATGTAACAGGCGATACCGGAATGGGTATATACTATTCCGAAGCAATTGATGACAATGCAAATATTGTATACCTGCGCTTCGGAGTACCATCTTTTAACAGTATGTTTTCCTTCCTTACAAAGGCTATTGATCCAAATATAGCTAGAATAGCAAATACTGGAAGAAGTAGTGTAGCCCATAATATAGGTAAAATCATAGGTAGTGTATTGGGTTTAGTAAAGTTTACAAAGGTGGCTGTATATTTTTTAACCGGTCGATTTGTTTTAGGCAGTATAGGAACTGTATTACCCATTCAAAGTAGTAAATACTATACACTAAAACCAACAATGTATTTATATTGGTCGGCTGTAAATAGTTTGTTAGCACAGATGTCTATAAACCTTGGCTTTATTAGTCCTACAGCTGTAAGAGATGAGGATCCGATCAAAGGAGCTTCTCTGGCAGCTAGTCCTGAAATGATGGAGTTATTAAAGGAGATGTTTCCTAACTTGGTTACATCTAATAACTTTATCGATATGTATGCCGTTGCAACCAGAGCACAACGTCTAGCTAACCAAAGAATATTGAAAGAGTTAGATGTGTTGGATCAGGGAAACGCAAGCACGGATCAATATGTAGGACTGATTGACGAGCTATTGAATAAGAAGGTGGTGGATGAGGAAAATCCTACCTTTCTTTCTTTCTTAAATAGAGAACTAAATTCAAGAGCAGCCAAGGCTGAAATTATTCCTGCTTTAAATAAGGAAAGATCAGAAAACATTACTTTAGAAAAAGATCCACTTTCTCCTCCTGAAGTTGAGGATGAGCAAGGAATACTGGATTGGATCAATAGCGGTGTAAAAGAATACGTAAGTGAAATGGCTGAGGTATATAAAGCAGGATGGAGAGAAGGTGGACAACATGCTATATTTCGTGTTGACCATGTAGATTCTGTTTCTGAAAGCTTTAGCACTTCAGTATCCGATAGTCCGATAGTAAGCATAGTAAATTCTGGTGCTAGTAGTTCTCGAAATATGAAATTTACATTGGCAGGAGGAAACGTAGGAGACGGTCCAATTGTAGACCTTATAGAGGGTCTTGTAGGATCCGCAGTAGACCTCGCCAAAGGTGTTATTGAGGGATTTACATTTGGCGTTAGTAATATTGTAACAGCACTGCTCGGTGGTGGATATATAGACGCACCACAACAATGGGAAAATAGTAGTGTTACATTACCGAATCTAAGCTATAGCACAAAGCTAATATCTCCCTATGGAAATCAAGTATCACAACTTATGAATATATACATGCCTTTAGCAATGTTTATGGCGGCAGCATTACCATTAGCTACTGGTAAGAATAGTTATACTTCACCATTTCTATGTAATCTAGAACACCCAGGGAGACAGTCAATTCCACTTGGGATTATTACTAGTCTGTCAATTACCAGAGGAACTAGTAATCTTTCCTTTACACAAGATAACAGAGCATTGGCATACGATGTCTCTTTTACAGTTACTGATCTTTCATCTATAATGTTTATGCCTATAGATACTGGTGGTTTGTTTGGTGTCGATATGGCTCTAGATGAAGATCACATCTTATCGAGATATATGGCCACTATTACAGGTAGAGATGTTTCCAGTATGTTCTATACTACTACTAGGGCAAAGATACGTTTAGCTAGAGAATTATACAAAATAGACAAACTTCGATCTCCTGCTGGCTTAGCAATGGCTATTAATGATAGCATTCCTGGCAGATTTCTTAGAATCTTTGCACCGAAATCCAGCATACTTAGAGGCGTCCAAGATCAATAGCGCAAAAAATACACCCCACTCCCGAGATCTGGGAGTGGGGTGTATATTATGTGTGGTATAGATTTTCATAGCCAACGACTGATAATGAAAATTTCTTTAGAGCTTTATCAGTCTTCTTATTATATGGTTTTCCATCGAGGAATTCAGACATCAGACCAACGCCTGAATATAGTCTATAGTATATTTCAGTTATCAGTTCAAGTGGTGTTATTCCACTCTTTAAATACTCACATATCCAGTTATCGATGTAGCTAGCGTGTTTCACTAAGAATACAGAAATCATAAAACCAATACGCTCGCGCAAGGATAGACGCATACCGATGGTGATAAGTATTTTCTGCATTAAAAACAAATCACTTGTTAGCCTTGTAAGGAATTCGTTCTTATTAGTGGTTTTTGAGTTATAGATATTTATCAACCTAGCACCAAACAAAGGATTTCTTATAATGTTTATATCCTCCATGGCTTTATAAGGTAGTTTGGTAGGTACTCTTTCTATATGAATTTCCTTAGCCATAATATCTTCTAGTACGATATAGATATAGCTAATGTTTATAAAAAGCTGATATGTTATATATGTACTATATTTTGTAAGGTCTTTGTCTAATTTCCTAATGATATTTATAATAAGATCTAGTACTGTTTCCGTTAGATCTCTGACAGATAGATCCACAGATACCAAATTGGTACTAGCATCATAGTTTTGATAAATGCTTTTATCTATTCTTTTCAAACGTATGATATCTTTTAGTAGAACATGTCGACTTATTTGTCTTGTCGGTCCTTTATTTCTATAAATGATTATGAGCTTATCTATCTCATTAATTAAATCATAAATGATAGTGTGGCTTAGAAACATTGAAAAATCTCGGTTGTCAGTCGAGTTTGATCACGTTCGACTGACAGAAAAGTAATTGTAATCTAGGAAAATCCCCTATGAGGCTCATCAAATCTTTAATTTTCTTTCTCTTCATCAGTCCGCTATATGCCTATACTATACCTGTTAGCCAGAAATATGTCCATGGATGGCGTATTATTGATAGTAATACATCTATCAACATACAAACTCCTGTTATCACAAACTACGGTCCCGGTTTACTATCTGTATACTGTCCTTACAACACATTAGAACGTCCTTCCTGGAGAGTATATCTTACTATCAGAGTTCGATCATTGAAAGACTATAGAAACCATTTTCGCTCTTATGATCTAACAAATATTGACTTCCTTGACAAGCTACTTGAGTTAGAAACCAAAAATGCTGGTTTATATGAACACGAATTCTCATATAACCAGATGAAATTTGAATTGCTGGATATTCCTATTGGATTATCTAGCGCAGTAAAACTAAACACAGATTTTTGTATTTCCAAACATAAACAATATCGTGCTTTTCTGGAGAATCCACATGACCCCCGTAGAACAAACCTTGAGTAGCTTTGAAACCAGTTATAATAGCATTCTGTTTGTCTTTAATTCGTCTAGTAACCTAACTGCTTCTGATAAGATTGCTTTAGAAGAAATTGATGAAGCGATTAACAAATTATTAGAACTTATTATCATGTTTGATCCAGATCACGATAGGATTGCCAATGAATTAGAATATATTTCTTCCTTTCCAGTACAATATATTCCTACACTCGCAAGTTATTATAACAATAAATTAATCTTGCTTGCAAAAATTCTTATTAACAAATGGGGTTGTGTTTTGGATTTGGCTGGACTTGAAGCGTTCTTGAAGGAAGTTGAAATTCTCTCGAACGTAGAATTTGCGGAGGCGGTCTATAAGGTATTTAGATTTCAAAGCTGAGGGCAAATTAAAAGGCACCCATCCGTGATAAAACCAGATCCATATATAAGTCCGCTACCAATGAAGGTAGGATAGATCTTTTGGTTAATCACGGATGGGTGAGTTACATCCAGCCACAAGGAGAAACAACATGGCCTACGAACACACACGACCCACAACAACAACGCAAACCATCGGTGATCGACAATGATTAATTGACGACGAACGAGGACAAATGCATGTTCAACTTATATAGAAAATTCAAATCCCCAAATATCGCTATACCTTCTAGTATTGTAGATAACTATTATAAACTTTCTGGATATTTCATAAACCTATTCTTCAGTACTAAACTGTCTGTATTACAGTACAACCTTTATAAAGAATACTTAATCTCCTATATGGTAGACTTATATATTTTATCTAAAGAACTGAAGAAAAGGGAAATAGATTCTAATATCTCAAGAAACGCCAGAGATATAGAACACTCTATCATAACCTTGCTTAGTATTAGAAGTCTATATAATAAACCAGAACCCTATGAGAAGTTATTTAAGGTAATTCCAAATCCACTATATTATTCACATATACACTTTATAGAATATCTAGTATTAAAACACGATGATTCTTATATTAGAGAGCTTATTTATCGTATAATGACCACACACTATTACTATGGTGGCAGAGGTAAGGATAGGTGGATTACAAACAAGTTAAAGAGGAGTATGAATATTCTTATCAAGACTAGAAAAGAGTCCATAAAAGAAGACTATATCCAGCTCTGTTTGTATTTTGGATTTGTAAACCGACTGTACCTTGGGTCTGGTCGAAGAGTTCCACAAATAGACCATATTTATCATGAACTTTCTAAAATCGTCAATCGCAAATAACTATATAATTTGATCCGTCACGGGCTAAGCTTTTATTGCTACGTGGTCTGGTGTGTCTCCTGATCAACCATTCCAGATCCGCCCGTGTTCGGGTCATTTTTCTTTGCCCTTCTTCTTTCCTTTCCTATTCTTTTCTCCCTTCTCTCGTTTCAAATTCCTTGATAATTTCTAGCCTTTCTGGGGTGTCCTGATGGATATTGTTGGTTTATTAGATCCTAGCGATGGGGGTAATTTCCTTACCAAACGCCGCTTTGTAGAAGAACTTAGAAAAATCGTCCTTAAAGAATTTGGATATGACAGCATTGATGATCTGCTTTCTTATTCAGGTACTATTTTTGGGGTAATATCTCCCACTGTAAATGGTGTATCAAATAAAGAAATAGAAGATCTTATATCAAATATTGGTTTAGTAACACTAATTCAAAATACAGATAACAATACCTATGTAGTACGCATCGATGATCCAGGATCATTATCGGAGGTATATGATAATGTATCTAATGGGAAGTTTGACGTATCATTCTTTAAAATAGACAGCAGTAGTGGGAGCGGTAGTTCTTTTACTATCAATAAGCCGAGTATAGTAGGTCTGAATGGATTAACGTTAGAAGGGTCGTCATTTGGAACTTCTTCAGTAGCCACACCTTCTCACGACTCCAGTGACTGGGAGATTGCTTCTGATGCTAGCTTTACAAACTTAATAGTTAATAACTATGGAGATACTACAAATCTCACAACACTATCTTTAGATACTTCTATAATCGATTTAGGAGTTACATATTATGCCAGAGTACGGTATCATTCTGGTGCTACTGTTTCTGACTGGTCTGATGGTTTTACATTTACTATTACAGATAGTATTATAAAACCGTCTATCATATCCGTAGACAATGGTAGAGAAGTAACCGCATCTGCTTTTTCAACTAACTCTGGGTATGGTTTTCCTCACGATTCCAGCGATTGGGAAGTTGCTCTGGATGCTGGTTTTACAAATATAGCTTATAGTAGCTATTCTGATAATATTCATCTTACTGAAATTGTTCTTATAGGACTTACACAGAATACTGACTATTATCTCAGAGTTCGGTATAGGTCCGGTAACATAGTATCAGCCTGGTCTGATGCTTATAGTTTCAATAGTCTGGTATATTATCCCACACCTATATTACTGTATCCTAGTAGTAATGATACTTTTCCATATAATAACAGAGTGATATCGCATTATCCAGACGGATATAATGTTATAGTCGATAAATACTTTGGAGATCCCTCAGTAAGTCGTCTCCATTTCAATATAAAAACCAGCACAGATAATGGTGCTACCTGGAATGTATTGGGAGGTGGTTATAGGAACTATAATCCTACAGGGTTGTATAACTTTCCTTTGAATTTACAACATGGTGAAGTTAAACTTTATAATATACAACTTAGGTGGTATGGCGCGACAGGATACACTCCCTGGACGGATAACATCGTACTTGTAAATACTACCAATGATCTTATATCGGGAGCTTCTGTAAACTACCTGAATTATGATAATTCGTTATATCCAAACTTTCCTGATAGTGTAAAGGATGTTTACCGATACTTTATGGAACCTACACTGGTATCTGGGAGTGTAGAAGCAATACAACATCAGTTTACAAGGGACAGGAGTTTTACTTCTGTTGATATTGATTATACATATAATGGAACAGATTATAGCGATCCTCTCTTTAATCTATACACATCTCCACACCATCAGGTAAGGATTTATAATACTTTACTTAAGAATGTCTTTGTAGATGAAGATGGAAATGGTCATAATGACCCGATCTACTATAGATCCAGAGTAAAGGTAGATGGAGTATGGCAGAGATGGAGTGTCTTATTATACACACAGAGAACTGGTACAACTTTTATTAATCAACCTACATTCCAGATACCAACGGAAGGTGCTATATTTAATAAAAATATCTTACGTTTATTTTGGAACCAAGATCGCTATATAGCAACTTCGAATCGACCGTACCATATGAAAATAGCAGGATATGAATACGTTATAGGTACTTCTGTAGATGTTAATGGAGATATTACGAACATTATAGAGCACGAGTATTTAAAACCAGGAGAACCCGATAGTGTAAGCAACAACGGTAGTTTATCTGATATTACTTTCAACATAGCACCAAGTCAGTTTTCTCCAAATACGACCTACTATATAAAAGCACGTGTAATATATGATTATTGTTTAGACACACCGTCGCAGTATAATGCCATACAACCTTATGATAATAGTAAGATCTATCACAGAGGTCCATGGTCCCCGGTAAGATCATTTTCTACGGATAGTTCCTTTACGAGTTTTTCTCCAATAGATGACTTTATGATCTTTGGAGAAGATAACGAGCTGGGTATTCCTCAGAACGTTTCTTTCTTTTCTAAGAAAGTTTCTATTGGATTACCTACTGGAACATACTCCAATGATGCTAGAAAACGAATATTAGAAACACTGATATACGATAGTAATGATAATCTAATACTTGGTAAGTTAAAATCAACTAGGGTACAAGGTATGTTTAGCAGTACTTCTGCATCAGACTCTGCTTATAATACCACACAAATACCATACGATCATACTTTTCTACATTTACAGAAAGGAGAGACATATAAGGTAAGATATAGATATCTAGGCAATGGAGACGATAGTTCTCCAAACACATACCCATATGACCATGTCAGTCCTTGGGGTGAGAAGACATTTACTGTAAATAGAGACTCAGATAGCAGAACACTGTATCCAATTGCTCCGTTCTCGTCTGATGTAGTAAAGGATATCTTTTATGTAGGAAACAATACAGTATATGTTATAGCGACTTCCGGTAGCTATAATCTTAAAGTATATGCTTTAGACATGGCTACAGGTACTTGGACTCAAAAAGCATCACTACTGAATACAGTATGGACTGTATGGTATCGGGATACACCACTTGCCTATAATCCAACACATAACAGAATAGAAAGTATATCTACTATAAATGGAGAACTTGGGAAAATTCGTGCATATGACATAGCCACGGATACTTGGTCTGTTATCCATGACTTTAGTAGCACTTGGCCTGAACTGGCATGTAATAAATTCATGCACAGTCAGTGGTTGGGAGGAATGGTAATACTGGGTGGTACCTTTTTAGGGACAGAACCCTATTTCTATGGATATAGGATGTCTAATAAAGCATACTTGATAAAAGATAGTGATGGTAGTGTTGAGGCCTTACCAGATTGTCCTGTATATGTGAATAGATATTATACTAACCTATTTGAACTCAATAATGAAATATTTCTTACTGGCACGCCTTCTAACGCTACCAATAGAATAAGCTATGTCTATAAATTAACCACAGATAGTTCTGGTAACAAGGTCTGGATAAAACTCAATGATAGTAATCTGGTAGATCACTCCAGCGCTCCAATGGGATTACACTTTACAGGTGCTTGGTGTGGTGATATGAAGATGACTCAGTCTCTGGAAGGTCGATATGATGCTATAACGGATAGTTTTGAACCTGCACCATATCTAGCTCCAAATAGTGCTGGCGATTTTGGATATAGCAGGAAGTTTGCTAAGGTCTCTGACAACGAGATTGTTGTCGTCGGCAGTTATAGTGAAAACTATGGAGAAGTTATATCAACAGACTACTCAAATCGAGCGGGTGCTTGTAAATATACTTTTTCAACAAGGAAGGATTGGAATAACAATACATACCTATGCAAGAACATTGGTATAAATAAAAACTTAACAGCTCCTGTTATTGTGAACTATAATACAGCAAATAAGCAAATTGAATTATTAGGTACTACAGATACATTAATAACTAGAGTTATTGAAGTATGGGATATTGGAATGACAACACTTATGGATTTGATAGAAGAGACTGTTGCACAACAAACAACGAACAATGTATTCGTTACAATAAACAACAGTACTGCACTACAGACAGGAACTCCGTATAAGGCACGAGTATTTTATAAGACAGATCTTGGAAATACTCCATGGAGTGACATCTTAGATTTTACTTATTAATTCTTTCTGTAGGTCTGCTGGCTTTTGCCAGCAGACTGTTTTAAGATATTGATATATTTAATTCTAGACCACCAACCAACTTTCTTTTTCTTTATGACGATATCTTCCTTTCTCCTCTCGTTTGAAACACCTTACATCTCGTCAAAATACGTAGACGACATTAGCCTCTTATTGGTTACTGATCTTGATAATCTTTTAGAGTTTGTTCAAAACGACTTAAAGATCTTTAATAAGACGCCAAAACAGATTTTAGATGCTCGGGAAGGCATTACACAGGCTTTGACCGATATGGAAGTAAAGGACTGCACGGAAGAGATCTGTTATCATACCGAATTTGCTAATGCTGTATTCAACTATTTAAATACACTTGTTTTAGAAATATACAATAATGTAGGAGAAAACATCTTCCCATATAAGGTAGCAGATATCATTCCACTAGTAGATGATGTTATGTCTAAACATTTAAAAGATCTCTCTACAGCAGATCCTGACCGCTATCTTATGTTGCTGAGTAACTATTCAGCCTACTTAAAAGAAGTTGATAGATCGTATAGAATTATGACCCATAATTATATCTTAAAACAGGTTCGTGATGAAGAAAATGATGATATCTGTCTTCTGGTAGAGGCTACTGGGAAAATGGATTTATTTGATCCTGCCAGCATAGACGCAATGATATTACTTCTTAGAGTACTGGCTAAGAGATTGGCCATTGCTGTCGAATTCTTTTCGACTGAAGACAATGAATACACCCCACCAACAACAACCGCGTTAAACTGATGAAGCAACTTGACCTTTCTGAATTATGGGATAATCCCATTGGCACCAATAAGTCTCCTGTTAAGAATACATCTACCAATACAGAATATGCTACTTCCGATATCTTAAATAAACAAACAACACAGGAAGATAACACTACCAACGAAGTATCAGTAGAAGATAAACGAGTAGTCAATGGTAAGTCAGATATCAATCAGCTTGCTCCATTTAAGTATGCGTGGGCTTGGGAGTTCTTTCTAAATGCCAATAAGAACCACTGGACTCCAACAGAAATTCATATTGCTCCAGATATAAAGGATTATCAACAAAAACTAACTACCGAAGAAAAACACGTATTTGAAACAGTATTTGCCTATCTCACTACAGCAGATATATTAGCCATGAGAAATATAGGTTTGGCTGTAATGGAGAAGATGACTGCTCCTGAACTCCAAATCTATCAAGCCAGGCAGGTATATGAGGAGTCCTTACATAGCTGGAGCTATCAATATTGTGTAGAAAACTTAGGTATCGACCAGTATGAGTTCTATAATAGATATAGAAGAATAGAGCCCATTTGGAATAAGATACAGATATCCAATAGACGTTTAGAGAAGATACTTACTTCAGAGATAGATCTTTCCGATAAAGAAAATCTAAAGGAATTTATATTATCCTATATCTTCTTTGCTGCCATATTTGAGGGAGCGTGGTTCTATAATGGATTTAGTCCTATATATGGACTACAACGAAGAGGTCTTATGAGAAGTACCTCAGAAATGCTACAGTACATACAGAGAGACGAATCTCTGCATACATCTTTTGGTATTAGAGTAATAAAACAAATTATGATAGAGGAAGATATCCAGCTAGAAGAACAAGATCTACAAGAACTATTAGAAGAATGTCATCAAGCAGAAGAGACCTACATAGGCTATGTGTTAAGAGATCCTATATTGGGATACAATAAAGAAGATCACATGGCACAATACAGGTTTCTTATCAATAGAAGATGGAGTATGTTGGGTTTTCAAGAACCTTACCCAGGACAGAAACAAGGACTACCGTGGTTAGATGAACAGATTAATATCAAGAAGGAAAAGAACTTCTTTGAGACAAGGGTTACAGAATATCAGGTAGGGGGAGGATTAAAGTGGGACTAACCATCTTTCTAGATATCGACGGGGTTCTAAATAGTCGTACCTATTTTAACTCCGTCTTAGATATAGATCCACATAACCCTGCCGATTTTTTAGATCCATTAGCGTGTAAAAATCTCCATCATTTTTTAAACCGCTTTCGGTGTGACATCGTGTTATCGTCCACATGGAGATTATTGCACCCCATTGCTGAGATAGAAAACGCTTTAGCGCAAAACGGCTTACCACTTATCTTTACTGACAAAACAATTATTTTTGATGAT